TGGTAATACGGAAACAAGTAAAAGAAATAGAAATACTTAAAAGATGTATAGGCATTGAACCACAGAAGTAACTTATTGATTTATATAGCATTTACCAGTAAAACTTAATTTTCTAAAAAGACAGGGAAAAACCATGGCATTAAAACTATCAGTAGCAACTCAATTTGGCGTACCAGCCCCACAAGCCTACGCTAGAATTACTAACTTTTTTGGCACAAAAGACAATATCCAAGTGCAAGTGGCAATTCACTACGACCAAGCCGCTAGAGAAGGCAATATGGCTACAGTCTTAGAACACGCCCATTACATCGCTATTGAGGATTTAAAAGGCGACTTGATTCCTGCAATTTATGGTGTACTAAAGACTTTTAGCCAGTATAAAGATTCAGAGGACTGCTAAATGGCAATGAACCTTGACCAAACGGCAGATAAAATAACCCCTTCTACGGGGACATTAACTGTTGCAGGAACGCTTACAGGAACTACTGTAGTCGCTAATACTGTAGCTGTCGCTGATTCAAGCACTAATGCCAACTTTTATCCAACTTTGGTCAGCGCCACAGGTAGCAATCAAGCTTTAAATACTGTGTCATCTACGCTAAAATACAATCCATCAACAGGAGCTTTAAGCACAGGCTCTATTATTTATATAGCACCATAGGAAAAAATCATGGGTCAATTAGTCTTTCAAGCAACAGCAGGCGGCCAAGTAGCCTTAGTTGGCCCTAATCCGTCATCCAACTTTTCAATTAACGTACCAGCAGTAAACAGCACTTTAGCTACTTTAGCTGCTCAAACATTTGCAGGAACTCAAACATTTACAGTTGATGCTTCTATATCAGGTCTTACTGTTGGTAAAGGAACTGGTGCAGTTTCTAACAATACAGCTGTTGGTTCTGGTGCTTTAGCTGGTTCAAATAGCGGAACTGGTGGTAATGCTGCTTTTGGTAATAATGCCCTTAATGCCAATACAACTGGTTATTCAAACATTGGTATTGGTAGCGCAAATGGAACTTACAATGGCGCACTTTACGCAAATACCACAGGAAATCAAAATATTGGTATTGGAACTGGTGCTTTAGTTGCCAATACAACAGCAAGTAATAATATTGGTATTGGTTATCAATCTCTTTATGCCAACACTACTGGCGCATCAAATATTGGTATTGGAACTGGCGCTTTGCAATTAAACACCACCGCATCAAACAACACAGCAGTAGGGTATCAAGCTGGGTATACAAATAGCACAGGCGCTTATTTAACTGCAATAGGTTATCAATCCTTATATAGCAATACTGCAGCAGATAACACAGCAATTGGTTATCTTGCTTCTAACGCTAATACAACAGGCACATACAATGTGGCAGTTGGTGGAACTGCACTGCAATTAAACACTACAGGTTCTTACAATACAGCAGTTGGTAGGCAAGCGTTGTATGCAAATACAACAGCCTCTTTTAATACAGCAGTAGGAACTGTTGCATTGGGTGCAAACACTACTGGTTCTTATAATGCCGCTTTAGGTTATGGTGCTCTTAATTCCAACACCACCGCATCTAACAACACCGCAGTAGGTTATCAAGCTGGTTATAGTGCAAATACACCTTCAAATGTGTTTATTGGTTATGTTGCTGGATATGCTGCAACTACAGGTGGAAATACCATTGTTGGTGCTTATGCTGGTCAAACTCCAACTGGAGGAAACAATACTTTAGTTGGATTTGGTTCTGGTAATGCTTTAACAACAGGAAGCCAAAATACATTTGTTGGTAGTGGTGTTTTAGGAGCTTCTTATGGTGCTGGTTCTGCTGTAACCACAGGAACAAAAAACACCATTCTTGGTGCTTATTCAGGCAATCAAGGCGGTCTAGACATCCGTACAGCAAGTAACTACATTGTGCTATCTGATGGTGATGGTAATCCTAGAGGTATTTTTGATAACAATGGAAACTTTTTAATTGGCAAAACATCAACTGCGGCTGGAACTATAGGAACACAAATTCTTGCAACAGGTCAAATTATTTCAAGTGTTGCAACTGCTACTGGTGATACTCTTGATGTTTATAACACTACTGCAGGAGCTTATCGTTTTTATGTTGATACTGGTGGAACAATTCATGCTACTTCAACAACAATTACCGCTATTTCTGACCAAAGACTTAAAGAAAATGTCCGTGATTTAGATGTTGGTTTAGCTGAAGTTATGGCTTTGCAACCACGCAGATTTGATTGGAAAGAAGGCAAAGGTTTAGATAAAAAAGACGATATTGGTTTTATTGCTCAAGAATTTGAAACAGTATTTCCTAATTCAGTAACAACATCAAAGGCTGGAGAAGATGGCATAGAATACAAAGCCGTTAGCCAAAGCGAGTTAATTCCAACTCTCGTCAAAGCAATTCAAGAGCTTAAAGCAGAAGTAGATTCCCTTAAACAACAATTAGGAGCATAAAATGGCAAATACATATACAACAACTATTACTAATATGTACACAGTTAGCACACCTGACCCTGATTATGTGGTTAATGTGCTCTTTACTGTATCTGGTACAGACGGCACTCATACCGCTTCTATTGACGGCAACATCCAATTTGCCCAAGAAGCTAAAGAGTCAGGGTTTATTCCTTACGCACAACTTACTCAAGCAGAAGTATTAAGCTGGATTAACGAATCAGGTCAAATTCCTAATTTAGAAGCTAATATTGATGGTCAAATTGCTTCTATGGTAAACCCACCAGTAAGCCCACAAAACACTCCGCTTCCTTGGTCTGCATAATGTTTACTTGGAAAATCCTAGAAGTTTCTGCAAAAGATAACGTGATTACTCATGCTCGTTATCATGTCACGGCTACACAAGACGATAAATCAGTAGAAACTGAGGGAAATTGGTATTTTGACTGCCCTACTGCTAAGATTCCATTTGATGAAGTAACAGAAGAAATGGTTGCAAAATGGATTGAAAAAGAGGCAGTAAAAGATGGTCAATGCCATATTACTGCTAGACTACAAGAACAATTAGAAGCATTAGAAGATAAAGTAATTCCTCCTTGGCAACCTCAAGTATTTACACCAGGACAATAAAATGACTCAGCCAATCGACATCATTTCTCGTGCTTTAAAAGATATTGGCGCATTAGAAGCAGGTGAGACTCCAACACCGGATGCTGCTGCCGATGCCTTTGATATGCTAAATGACCTTATAGACCAATGGTCTAACGAGGACATGATGGTGTATAACACCACTGAGATTATTTTTCCTTTGATTTCAGGTCAGGTGCAATATACGATTGGCCCAAATCCTTCTACTGCTAACTTTATTGGCGCAGTTTTTACAGGCTCAATTCAAGGCAACATTCTGACTGTAACTAGCCTTACAAGCGGTGCTATTGCTCAAGGACAGACCTTAAGCGGAACAAGCATATTGCCTGGAACTCAAATTGTGCAGTTTTTAACTGGCGCAGGCGGTCAAGTAAACGAAACCGGAACTTACCAGCTAAATATTAACTACACCACCGCTATTTCATCTGAAACTTTAACTGCCTACTATCAAAAGCCATTATTTATTGACCAAGCCTATGTAAGGGTAAACACTCAGTCTAATGGTCAAGCAGTGCAAAATGGCGGTCTAGACTATCCTGTAGCGGTTTTAGCTTTAGAAAACTACAACCAAATCGGTTTAAAGACTTTGAATGGCCCTTGGCCTAAAGCGCTTTATTACAATCCAAACGCTATTTCAGGCAACCTATTTGTATGGCCTAATCCTAGCCAAGGTGAGATGCATATGTTCTCATCTACTATCTTTAGCAACTATACAAGCCTTAATGACAATATTGTGCTTCCACAAGGATATTCTATGGCGCTTAGGTGGAACTTAGCCGAGAGATTGATGCCAATGTATGGCAAGGCTTCACAGACCCAAATAGCGATGATTTCAGCCTATGCTGCTCAATCTAAATCGACTATTAAACGTAATAATATGCAACCAATAGCTGCTGCAGGTTATCCTGATTCTATGTTGGTTGGCAGAGCAAAAGATGCAGGTTGGATATTATCAGGTGGTTTCTTTAGATAAGGTTAAAAATGGCAGACTTTGGATTCATTGGGCCATCTTACGAAGCACCCTCGATTTATCAGGATGCTCAAGAGTGCATCAATTTTCGACCTGAGATTGACCCTTTAAAGTTGCCTGGTCAAAGGGGCATTGTTGCGCTTTATCCAACACCAGGGCTAACCACCCAAGTTGTATTGCCAAACACCCAAGAAGTGCGTGGAATGCGTACTGTTAGCGGTGGAAATCAATTGGTGGCGGTTTGTGGCCCTTATGTCTATGTTTTATCCTCAAATCTAACTCCTACTATTATTGGGCAGTTAAATACCAGCACAGGTCGTGTCGGCATTACAGACAACGGAGTAAACGTTTATATTGTTGATGGCGCTTATCGTTATACATGGCGCATTAATAATCCTACAGCTGCGACTATTCAAGGCTCTATTTCCGGCACAACATTAACTGTAAGCCGTACTTATTCAGGCACTTTGGCTATTGGTCAAGCATTGTATGGCATCGGTCTAAGCAATGAAACTGTTATTTTGTCAGGTTCAGGCACTACTTGGACATTAAATAAAAGCCAAACTGTAACTTCTACGCAAATTTACGCTTCAAACACTATTTCTTTTCAAGGTGCAATTGCTGACGTAACAGTCAGTAGCGTTGTTTACCATCAATTAACTGTAAGCCCACCTGTTACTCTTTATCTTGGTCAAACTATTGTTGGCTCAGGAGTATCCGATGGCACAATTATTACTCAGATTGTGACTGCTAGTTCTCAATACTATATTAACAAGGCTTACACTATTAGTTCAGAGCAAATGTATGCCTTGAACTTTACTGTAATACCCAATACCGATGGCGCTTTTACAGGCGCAGACGTTGTAGATACTGTAGATAATTACTTTGTTTATAACGACCCTAATACTCAAATATTTGCTTCTTCTGATGCCCTAAGCCCTATTACTCAGCCTTTGAGTTTTGGCTCTAAAGATGGCTCACCGGATAACCTTGTGTCCTTAATCGTAGACCATCGTGAAGTCTATTTATTGGGTGAAAACTCCAGCGAAGTATGGACTGACGTAGGCACGTTTCCATTTCCTTTCCAAAGAATTCCTGGCACTTCAACACAGCATGGTATTGTTGCCAAGTTTTCAGTAGCTCGTGTTGGTAACTCATTTGCTTATGTAAGTCGTAATATTCGTGGTCAAGCCCAAATTATGATGATGCAAGGCTACACACCAACTCGTATCTCAACCCATGCGGTAGAGAATACTTTGGTCAATCAATATGTGGGCGATGCTGTAGCTTGGACTTATCAGTTAGAAGGTCACGAAGTTTATGTGGTGTCTTTCCCATCTTTAGACTTAACTTGGGCTTACGACAATACCAGCCAAATGTGGCATAAATGGCTGTGGGTAGACAATAACAACGTTTACCATCGTCATCGTGGCAATTGCCTAGCTTTATTCCAAGGCATGGTTCTTGTAGGCGATTGGCAAAATGGAAAGATTTACGAGCTAGACCCTAATAATTACACTGATGATGGCGATGAAATACGTAGGCTTCGTAGATGCCCTCATTTGGTTGAAGATTTACAAAGAGAGTATTTTGACGAATTACAGCTTCAGTTCCAGCCAGGTGTTGGTATTGGTGGAACTTTTACAAATACAAACGTTTATTTAGGCAATACTTATACGATTGGCGCAAGCCAAATAGCGACTATTCCACCCTTGGGAATCTATGTGATTGGAAACCAAGAAAACGTGGACAATACGACCCCTTACACCAATCCAAGGGCTATGCTTCGCTGGTCTAATGATGGTGGCTCTACTTGGAGTAAAGAATATTGGATTCCTATTGGTCAGCAAGGTAAATACAAGAATCGTGCTATTTGGCGCAGATTAGGTATGGCTCGTGACCGAGTATTTGAAGTGGTAATTACCGACCCTGTAAAAGCGGTTATTGTTTCTGCAAACCTAAAAGCCTCTGTAGGAGAGAACTAATGTCAAACGGATTATGGTCTACCTCGCAAAACAACCCTTATCCGCAGTCCGAATTTTTGGATGCCACGACTAAAAGGCCGACTCGTGCATGGCAACAATTCTTTTTAAATTTGCTGAACTTTACTTCTGCCACTTCCGCTACAGCAGGGTCGGCTAGTTTGCCAGCTAACCCTGTGGGCTTTATTAATGTGACTGTTAATGGTAAAAAATACAAAGTTCCCTATTATAATGTTTAGTAATGATACTCAAACGAATAATGCCAGACGAAGTGGCTCAAAAGTGGTCACAAGTATCTGATTTTATTGAAAAAGCTCTAGTGTATGCAGATGGTGATTATACGATTGACCAAGTAAGATTAGCAGTAGTTAGTAATCAATGGTTACTAATAGGAGTGTATGAAGGTGAGTTTATTAAAGGTGCTTTAACAGTTTCATTTATAAATATGCCTAACGACAGAATTGGTTTTGTAACTGCAATAAGTGGCAAAAACATCTTTACTAAAAACACTTACAAGCAATTAGTTGATATTTTGAAACAATTTGGAGCAACCAAAATACAAGGTGGAGTTCGAGAATCCATTGCTAGATTATGGCGAAGAGTAGGGTTTAAAGAACGATACATTCTTGTGGAGAACGATATATGTTAAAAAGCAAGCATTCCGGTTGGACTTGGGATTTAAAAAGAACTCCTTTTAGTGGCGGTGGCGGTGGCTTCATTTCATCTATTACAGACCCTATTTCTAGCGCACTAGGCACAGATGGTGGCGGTGGCGGTTTATTAGGCGGTCTTGCTCAAGTTGATAAAGCTGTAAATAATGCTATTCCTGGCGGTTGGATTACTGTTGGTGGTCTTGCTGCAGGTGGCGCTGCTTTGGCTTATGCCCCTGAAGTTATGGCTTTGGCTTCCTCATCAGGAATTGCCCCTGAAGCTGCTGCAGTTGAACTTGGTATTGCACCAGTTGACGCTGCGACAGGCGCTACTGTTCCTTTGTCAGACTTAGGCGCAACAGGCGCAGCAGCAGGAAGTGCAGCCACAGGCGGTGTTGCTGTAGATGCAGCAGGTTTGCCAATAGCTGCTGACACAGGGGTAGCAGGTGGCACAGGTTTAACAGGCGGTGCAGGCGCAACAGGATTAACTATCGGTGGCACAGTAGGCTCTTTAACAGCCCCTTCAGCTGCTGCAATTGATGCCTCAGCAGGTCTTGCACCAGCTTCAGGTAGCGCACTAGTTGGAACATCATCAGGTTTGGCAGCGCCAACAGCTGCAGCAGCAGGTGGCGGTAGCTTATTAGGCAGTCTTGGTGGTGGCGGTCTTGGAACAGCTTTAGGTGTAACCGCAGGCGCTAATGCACTAGGCAGTTTATTAGGCGCAAACGCTTCAAACAAAGCAGCGCAGATTCAAGCTAATGCTGCAAACAATGCATCGCAATTAACTGCAGCAATGTTTAACGTGCAAAACCAGCAACAGCAACCATATAGAAGCTCAGGATATAACGCATTAAATCAAATTGGCGCATTATCTGCAGGGCCATATACTCAGTACGATGCTTCCGGTAATCCTGTAGGAACAGGCACAGGCTCAGGCTATTTAACGCATCAATTTAATGCTCAAGACTTAAATGCTAATTTATCGCCTGGCTATGCTTTCCAATCAGAACAAGGTCAACGTGCCAACTTAAACGCTGCTAATGCTTTGGGCGGCAGAGTTGGCGGTAATACATTACAAGGTTTGCAGAACTATACCCAAGGTCTTGCTTCTACTAGCTATCAAAATGCCTTTAATAACTATCAAGCGCAACGTCAAAATATTTATAACACTTTGGCAGGTATTGCTGGTATTGGTCAAACATCACAGCAACAAACAGGCAATTTGGCGCAAAACGCTGCAACCACTCAAGCTCAGCTTGGTGTTGGCGGTGCTGCTGCACAAGCTGCAGGTCAAACAGGTGTGGCAAGCGCATTAACTGGTGGCGCAACAGGCGTGGCAAACAACCTTCTATTGGCTAGTTTATTAGGCCAAAACCAAAGCGCAGCAGGAGCTTAATATGGCAAGTTTTAACTTTAATACTGATTTAACAGTTAAACCACAGGAATATGGAACTGGTTTAGGTGACATTATTAACATGGCTCGTGGTGTGCAAGCTTATCAACAAGCACAACAAATTAATCCATTAGAAGTGCAACAAAAAAAAGCAGAAGTAGATGCAAAAAAATTAGGATTGCTTAGGGCTAGGTCAGAAAATATTGTGCAAAATATTCAAGATTTATTGCAAAAAGATGATTTGACTTACGATGACATTTATAAAAAAGCTAGTGAAATTAATGCTAATGCTGGTGGAGATGAAAATTCTTTAAAACAAGTAATGGCTTCTTTTAACCCTAAAAGTAGTCCCACACAACATAAAGCTTCTTTAGCTCAAGCATTAGCTAAAAATTTAACATCGCAAGCACAATTAGAAAAACTTTATCCTTCTGTTCAACTAGAAGATATTGGCGGTCAAAAAGTTTCTATTGCACAAGGAAATCCATTGTTGGCAGCAGAGCAACCAGGTGTGCCAACTGGGCCATATTTGCAAAAATCTCTTGCTCCTCAAGTTGCTACAAGTCCTACAGGGGGGCCTATGCAATTTGGGGGTGGTGGTATTCCACAAGCAGGAAATTTAAATAATAGACCTGTTTTAGTTCAAACTGCACCTGCTATGGGTGGTCAAGCAAATATGCAACCAACTGCAGGTGGTGTAACACCACAACAAATGAGCCAACCAAAATCTGCATCAGGGCCAATCCCATATATGCAAGGTGAAACTTATGACTCTTACAAAGACCGAGTTGCTAAAGTTCAAAAAAGTGTAGGACAAGCTGCTGAAGATTTGAAAACGTCAAACGCTAATTCTGTAACTAATGCAAGATATACAAATGAACAAATTTTAAAAGCTTTGGACAACAAAGACGTTAGAGTTGGGCCTTTAATGCAAGCAATAGCAAATAAAACTGAAGGTTTAAATTTAACTGCTGATGAACAGTATGTAAAAAAACTGCTTGAACAAAGAATCCAGCAACAACAATCAAGAAGTAATATTGACCAAATTTCAAAAGAAATAGCAAGTGGAAATTTTGGAAATAGCAAAGACACAATTCGTAGCGTATTGTTTAAAGATAATGGAAATTTAACAGCCCAAGAATTGCAAGCTAAAGGCATATTAAACAAAGCAGGAAATGTTAATAAACCAAATTTAGCTGGTGTAAATGAATTTCAAAATAATTTTGCTTTGAAATCTGACCCTGAAGTAATGCATTTAATGGGTGTTATTGGTGATAAACCATTAAATCAATTAACTAAAGCAGAAATTAGCCATTTACAAAAAGAATTTAAAGGCAAATCTTTGGCTGAAATAGATGCTTTAATGAAAAAACGGCAAGAACTTATTGATTCAATAAGGTAAAAAATGGGCATAACTTCAGAAAATTTATACAACATTATTAATGGCAGTAGTTTGCAAGATAATGCTATGCCATCAAATACTGTAAATTCTCAAAATTTATACAACATAATTAAAGGCCCTGCCGTAGAAAAAGAATCTGCGCCTTTAAGTGATGTTTTGTCAAGAGCAGTTACTAATACCCCTAAAAGTGCTTTAGAGTTTGGAAGAAATATTTATGAGTCTGTAATACATCCACTTGATACTCTTGAGGGCATAGGTCATTTAGTTGTTGGAGCAGGTCATGCATTAAAACCTAAGCATATTGAAGCTTTTATGCAAAAAGGTGGGTGGGAAGAAAAAGATTTGGAAAAATCCATACAAACAGCTAATGCTGTAGGCGATTTTTATAAAAATCGTTATGGAAGCGTTGAAGGTTTTAAAGAAGCAGTTGCAACTGACCCTGTAGGTGTTGCAAGTGATTTAGCCACTATTTTGTCTGGTGGAGCAGGATTAGCCAACAAAACTGGAGTTGTAACTAAGGCTACAGAATTAGCTGGAAAAATGGGTGCATCTCCTGAAGCTTTAGCTACTGCAGGAAAAGTTGCGGAAAATTTAAATCCTGTAACAGCTACAGGTAATGTAGTATCAGCAGTTGGTAAACCTTTGCTTGGTTCATTAACAGGTGTTGGTTCAGAAAATATCGCAAATGCTGCTAAATCTGGATTTATGGGAGATACATCTTTTATAAATCAAAAACGTGGCAATTCACCAATGAACGCACCATTAGATGCAGCACGAGCAAATTTATTGGCTATGCGCCAAAACAAAAATAATGCTTATCGTTCAGGCATGACAGACATTACTGGCGATAAATCTGTTTTAAGTTTTAATGATATTGATTCCGCTTTGCAAAAAGCAAAAGATTCTATTTCTTTCAAAGGAAAAGCTAAAGATGATGTTGCTTTGCAAAATATTGATGAATTATCAAAAGAAATAAATGCTTGGCGCAATCTTAATCCTGCTGAATATCATACTCCTGAAGGTTTAGATGCTTTAAAACAAAGAATTGGCGCAATTACCAATCGCATACCTTATGAAGAAGCAAATTCAAATCGCATAGGTGGCGATATTTATAATTCTGTTAAAGATACTATTTCTGCACAAGCTCCTAAATATGCAGAAGTAATGAGTGATTATCATGAAGCTTCTGATGTAATAAAAGAAATTGAAAAGGCATTGTCATTAGGAAATAAAGCATCTGCCGATACTGCAATACGTAAATTGCAAAGCATCACTAGAAATAACGTTAATACTAATTATGGTCAAAGATTAACTCTTGCTCAGCAATTAGAAAAAGAAGGTGGCAAACCATTTATTAATGCTTTGTCAGGCCAGGCTATGAGTTCTCCAGTAGCAAGAGGATTAGCAGGAACAGTAGAAAATTTATCAGCTTTGGGTGGTTTAATTAATCCAACATTATTAGCTGCTATTCCATTCCAAACCCCAAGTCTTGTTGCTGAAGCTTTATATGCTGGAGGCAGAGGAGCTAAAGCAATTTCTAATTTATCTAAAAAAACTGGCATTAATCAATCTAGAGGAAATGCTTTAGCTGATTTATTGCAAAATATAAATAAACAAAAAGAGGAGCAATAATGGCCGTCTTACTCTCACCTATTGGTAATGGATTTCAATTCTTTACTACTACAGGCTTGCCTTTGGCTGGTGGCTTACTTTATAGCTATCAAGCAGGCTCTAGCACTCCTTTGGCAACCTATACTGATTCCACAGGCGCTGTTGCTAACACAAACCCTATTGTTTTAGGAACAGATGGCAGACCCCCTTACGAAGTATGGCTTACTTCAGGATATTCCTATAAGTTTGTATTAGCTACGTCTACCAATGCAGTAATTCAGACTTACGACAATATCTATCCTATTCCTAATGCATCAACTACAGGTACTACTGTGCCTGCTGGTGCAATTATTATGTGGTCAGGCTCTATTGGTTCTATTCCAAGTGGCTATGTTATTTGTAATGGTTCTAATGGCACACCGGATTTAAGGGACTCATTTATTGTAGGCTCAGGCAACAGCTACGGAGTTGGTTCTACTGGTGGCTTTGTCAATAGCGGAGTTATGACTAGCTCAGGAACAAATATTCCTCTTTACTATTCATTAGCGTTTATTCAAAAGACTTAAGGTGTTACTATGTCTTTTGATTTTGACCCTGTGAAATATGGCGTTTTATGGCAAAAGGTAGAAGGTTACGAAGCCAAATTTAATGAGATTTCCAAAAAGCAAGATAAGATGGAATCTCAGTTAGAAGAACTAGTAGCACTTGCCAATAAAAGTCGTGGTGGCTTTTGGATGGGCATGGCTATTGTTTCAGGTATTAGCGGATTAATTAGTTTTTTTGCAGGATTATGGCATGGAAAATAATACATTTGATTCAGCAAAAGAAGTAGCTGGTCGTTCTATCGGACAGCATGGATTGGCTTACATTACCGCCATCATTGTCATTTCTGTGGCAGCTAGTATTTTTCTAGATACCGCCAAGATTGCTGCAGTTATTGGTATGGCTGGCGGTGCAATCATGGCTATCATCAATATGATGAACGCTGTTTCAGGTACAACTGAAAAAGAAGAAAAGCCTGAATTTACTGTTATTCAGCAGTTAATTGAGAGGCTTGACCATTTAGCCGACAAAGAACCCCCTATGTCTGTTACTGTAGATGGTGATAAGGTAACAGTTACTAAAGGCTCAGATACTATTACTACCAAAAAATGAAACTATTAAAAGACATTTTGACCGAGGACAATAATGAAACCTATTGTGCAGCTAGGGTTTGCGCTGTTGCTGCTCTTTTTGGTTTCTTGGCTATTGCTATCATTCATGTTTTACATGGTGGCTCTATGGATTTCTCACAACTTGGTGTGGGATTTGGCACAGTTTTGGGTGGCTCAGGTGTCATGATTGGTGCTAAAGCTGCAACTCAAAAGGATGACGATGTTCCCCCTTCCAATTAGTTCTTATTTAATGATTGGCTTGGCGGTAATTGCTATGGCTGGAGTTGGCTATGGTAGATATGAGCACAATGTTTTTGAAGAATATAAAGCTGAAGAAATTAAAAATGCCAGAGAAAAAGAACATCAAATGCAAGATGCTACAGACCTAATAAGGAAAGACAAAGATGCTCAAATCAATGCTATTAACAATCAACTTGCTGATGCTCTTATCGAGTTGCGGAACAGGCCCAGTAGGACAAACCAAAGTTCCAACAATGGACAAAATGGAACTGGGGCAACCCTTTTTGCCGAGGATGCAGAATTTCTTATCAGGGAAGCTACCAGAGCAGACCAAATAAGAACTGCCCTTGATGCTTGTTATAAACAATATGACGAAGTAACTAAATGACCAATGAACAATTACAAGCCCTTGGCATTGATGCTAAGTGGCTGCAACCTTTAAATGATACTTTTGCCAAATATGGCATTGATACTTCAAAGCGACAAGCTGCATTTATAGGACAAGCACAACATGAGTCCAACAACTTTAAAACCCTTGAAGAAGGACTTTCCTACTCAGCTCCTAGACTTATGGCTGTTTGGCCCAGTAGATTTCCTAGTCTGGATGTGGCTAATCAATATGCGAATAATCCTGAAAAATTAGCTAATAAGGTTTATGGCGGTAGAGCAGACCTTGGTAATACAGAAGATGGTGATGGGTTTAAATTTCATGGCAGAGGCATTTTTCAGCTTACTGGGCGGTCTAATGTGACTGTCTGTGGCAATGCCTTAGGACAACCCTTTGCGGAGCATCCTGAGCTTCTTTTAGAGCCTGAATGGGCTTGCCTATCCGCAGGATGGTATTGGAATCGAAAGCAGTTAAATTTATTGGCTGACGATGAAAACTGGGAAACCATGACTAAGCGGATTAATGGCGGTACAGTAGGCTTAGATGACCGGATAAACCGCATCCATAAAGCAATCGATATTTTAGGGTCTTAAAAAAGTAGGGCATCAATTTGGCAACTGCTATCTGTAAGGTCGAAAGCCTAAAAAGCCCTTACTTGTTGCATCCTTGACTGTAGGCTTAACTGCCCTTAAGAGGATTACTTTTTCTTTTTATGCTTGAGGTTTAATGCAAGCTCTATGGTGTATTTTAGGGCTTCCCATTCACCTCTTTGCATAACAACCGGAATTAACTCTTGTTGCTTATCAATTTCAGCAAACTTCTTAGTCAAATATTCAGCCATTGCTTCTTGCTCTTTTCTGGTCTGAATTTTCTCTTTTTTCATAAAAGCTGAATTAGTTTCTTATTATCTTCAACCCAATCTAATGCATTAAACCAAGCATGAGTCCATAAATTAAGGGCTGTAGAGCCTTCATAGAAAAAGTCTGGGTATAAAGCAAAAAAAGCTTCTTCACAGTCATCAGATGGCACTTTCATATTGCCACCAAAAGGAATTTTTTCTTCAGTCATTGTCTTTTCCGATTAAATAAAAAACGATGAAAGCTGTGCCAATCATTACTATCGCTGTGAAAAGCATAGTTTCATCGTTTGACATTACATTTTCTTCTTTTTAATACCTTCAGCCCTGCGTAGGTCATGGCTGTGTAGTTTTTTGCCCACAGACTTGGGAACTTCGCCAGCTTTCTCGGCTACTTTGGCAGCTACTTTCCTAGTAACAATACGACCATTGGAAAGCTCAAACTCGTGTTTAGCGTGTTTAGCCTGTTTGCCTTCACCTTTTTTAAGCTCTTGATGACTCCAGGCTTTGCTTGGAGCAACAACAACTTTTCCAGACTTCTCTTTGATTGCTGGCACAAGCACTTTTAGCTTAGTTCCCATTATTTAATCCTCATAACCTTGGCCTTACGCAAGACCTGTTCATATTGCTCTTTAGCTGTGTCATCAAGGTTTCTTAAAGGCAAATTTTGGTAATACTTCCACTTGTCTTTGTATTCCTGCAACTCTGATGGCGGAGTCCAGCCAGCAAGCCTCCAACGAATTGTAATGTCAGTTCCTGCAGCAGTCCAAATATGTTCGTTCATGTCAACTCCTAAAAAGGAATATCAGATTCAATATCATTCAAATCAGGCGCTGTGGCTTGAGTTGCTGTTTGTGTTGGCTTGTCTTCAGGAACATTTAAATAGGCCCACAAAGCGCCTTCTTTTAGCCCTAAAAGCGGAATCATCTCTAGCTTCATCATTAAGTCACCTTTTTTGGTTTCCGTAACAATTCCAATAGTTTGATAGCGTTTTTTAGCCTCGCCATTTTTATCTGTGTATTCGGACACAGGTGCTTTTACATACCATTTAATTCCCATATTAACTTCCCTTCATCAAATTAACTTCTACTTCTACTTCACTCAAAAACTGCTTAATTTCTGTTTCCATATAAACGATAAATTCATTATCCCTTGGGACATTTACAATTAAAAGCTGGCTGCGTTCAGGCATACGAGGGTCAAAGCTGACAAAGTCGCACCACTTAGCCCCTGTGCAAGCCATCTGCGCCTGCATCTGAATAAAGTATTTTTTAGGCGGTTCTTTAGCTTTAAAGTATTCCCAATGCGTAGCAGAGTTAGGACATTTAATTTCTATTAGCCCATCGCCTACTAAACCATCAGGCGAGCAACCAAACCATTTAATTGTGGGATGGTCAATAAATGCCACTTGGTCTACAAAGTTATGCGTTGCAACTTCATAAGCAACCCTGGCTTGGGGTTCTGTTTGAGTACCCCATTCCATTGCGCTGTTGGAGTAAGATTCAGCAATAGAGCCTGTTGTGCGTTGCAAAGCTAGTTCTATAAGGTAATTCTGCCGACTTGCAGAAGGCCCAGTCTTTGTCTTTGCTAATATGTCGGCAACCCTAGAAGCAGTTACTTTTCCAGCCCTAAGCTGATGCCATTCCGGTGTTCCTTGTTGCACAGCAACCCTGTCTTCGGTTGTAAAGGTGGTCATTTCTCTTGTGCCTTTCTTAGTTGATTCCTATAACATTCAACATGAATTTCTTGTTGGGCAAGAATTAGTTGTAACTCCTTTATGGTTTCAGCCTGTTCTCTTAGCATTTTTACTGCCGCCTTTACCTCACGATACCTAAAGCCTTTTGTATCCATTGCATCAGCTAATTCGTAGGCAGTTAATGTCTTGCCTTTAATGCTTTCTTTATGTGCATCATAGTTGTTCATTTCTCTTGTGCCTTTCTTAGTATTGCTCTAGCGAAAAGAATTGCGTATTTGTCCACAGTTTTCATATCAAAATAAGTTTTATACACTTCTTCTATTTCCTCATCTGTTAGTGTCTTTGCTTTCAACGCCTCTATTTCAGCTTGATGTAGTTTTATTGCTTCTTTGGCAAAAAGACATTCTTCATCCAAAAGAATATAACTTTCTTCTTCCATTATTAATTTTTCTTTCAACGCTTCTATTTCAGCTTGTTGCTGGCGTAGCATGGTGGCTGCTTGTTCTAATTGGTCAGCAAGTCTATCATTAGCACCTTCTTGTACGCTTTTACGACTTGTTGCCTTTCTGCGAATTGACGCACGGATTTCCATTGCATCAGCTAGTTCATTTGCGTCCATTATTCACCTCATCAATTTTTTCTTGGTAACTACTTGTTCCGGACCATTCGTCGTTGATGTACGAGATACACAACGCTTTTAGTCGCTCTATTTCGGCTAGTTGGCTATCAATCAGCTCTTTTACTTTTGGTAGCATTGTGTGTACTACCGCCAACTGTGTAACGATTCCCTCGTTTGCTATTTGATTTGCGTTCATTTGTTTTCCTTTATCAATGGTACACCGCCGGTGTCGCCTTTGAATGCTTCTTTCTCTGCATAATCCTTGATTGCTTTTTTGAATATAGCGTCCCAGTTATTCTCAAACTGCTCCTTTGGTACGCCTAGTGGGCGACGTGCATCGCCTTTGCCTCCGTCTCTCATACTATCTCCTAAACTGTGGTACTGGTTTACGTCTGCCAAATGTTTTGCGAACCTTTAACGCCCATATACTACCGTGTACTTTGTTGCGCCAGCCTTGATGGGCACGGCGGATCTTTTGCATCTTAAAGCGAGCTTTAATACGCTTTGGCTTATTATAGTAGTCTTGAATAAGCCGCCGCTTTCCAGCGTCACCAAAGATGACGCCGAACAAGCTACGCTTAATGATGCGTGGAAATCTAAACTTCTTCATCTTGTGGTTTGCCATTAAGCGCAAACTGTGCGTACTGCCACGCTGTATCGCGGACCTCTGAGGGGCTTGCCCCTCTGGCAATGAGGCCCATGGTGGCCGCGCAGGCCAGTGTGAATAGTTGCTCTTCTTGTGTCATTAAAATATCTCTCCGTTGTCTAGTCTTTCAATACTGTCAATGTACCTCTGAGCCTTTGAGTTCAGTCGTACGCCCTTATAAATGTGCTGCCGCTGGCCACCGATGCGCGTGGAGTCCGATTCAACGTGGTGCTCCTGAATCGCCGCCAAGAATCTGCGCTTGAATGACAGCTCGTTGCCCGGCGTGATGCTCTTGTGCAGAGCCCAGCGCTTGTAGCACGCGAAGATGTCGTCCTTGTTCACGGTGTACTCGGGGCCAATCTCGAGCACGTCGTCGATGAACGAGCCGATCGGATTACCAAGTTCGCTCATCAGATCCAAGTACTCTCTGCCCGACTTAGGCTGGATAAAGTTGCCACCGCGTGCCAATCGTCTACGTTGCCCCTCGATCACCCAGTTAAAGATGCCCGAGAGCTCTGACCTGAGCTTAGATGATAGCGAGGTGTCTTCGTTGTTGTAGAACGACTTGCTCATCTTTAGCACCAGCATGCGCCCAGTGAGCGCGTTGGAGTTCTCAGTCAGCTGGAGTACCTCGTTGCTGTACACGATTATTCGTGTGGGTAGGTATCCGTTCCATGACTCCTTGTTCTTTCTATTAACTGTAACAGTGTCGCCGCCAACAATTCTAAGGAGTTGGCTAACAACAGCACTACGGTTACGCTCAGGGGCACGGGCGTCTGTGAAAGAAGCGAGTAGCTTACCCAGCCAAGGTTGCAGACCAAAAGTATCACACAATTCCTCCAGTTGTGGTGCCACTGTATTGTGTTGGCCTAGTAGGTCAACGAGCACCTTGTTAATAGTTCCCTTGCCGCTACGCCTAGGACCGATCACGTTCAAAAACTTCTGCTCTGAGGTGTCCCCTGAGAGTATGTAGCCAAAGTACTCCTGCAGTAGGTCCTTGCTCTCTTGGTCCTCGCCCCACACGTCGTCCAAGAACTTCATCCACTGTGGGCAGTCCTTAGTGGGGTCGTACTCGAACGGCAGTGAGTTGTACGTGAAGAATCCCAGTGAGTGCGCAAACAGTACCAGCTGGTCCATCTGAAACAGTCCGTTGACCATGCTGATTAACTTCTCAGCTGGCGGGTTGGACTGCGCGTAACCGTCTAACCAAACTGGTGGCTTGGTGTTCGGGTCGTTGGCCAAGTGCACGATGGACTTGATCGCGTCAATCGCGGCGTTCACCACTGCAGGGTTGGCGTTGAACGGCACCAGCGCGCCCTTCTTGTCTAGCTTCTGACACTTGTCCAAGAACTTATACAGCTGGGAGCGCACCGTTGCCTCCTCGATGTTGGTGTAGTGCGTGCCGGTGTACACGAAGAACTCTTCGGCGTAGTGCACCAGCTTATAGCCATCTTCCACCGTGTACATCGATGACAAAAACTTCCTTGCGTGGTCTAGCGGGTTGGAGATCTCGAGCACGATCTCTCCGTTGGCCAGAGCCACCTGCAGCTTTTTTTGGTTCACCTTAAATATCAGGGAGCGCAACGTGATGCCCTGACCCTTAAAGCTGTTCCACTTCGTCGTGCATGAGTTGATGCCCGTCACGGTGTACTTGTTGGACTGCGCACTCCAGCGCTCCCACGCCTCTAGTGCCTCGACGTCCTTGTTAAACTGGTGGTGCAAAGCCATACCCACGTTCTTCCAGTCATCGTAGCCACAGTCAGGGTCCAGCTCTGAGAGTAGCTCCGTTTCAACGCGGAGCAAATCCCAGCCCTCGACTGGCGGCGTGTAGTTTGCAAAGTCGTCATCTGACTGGCGCATTGCCCGTGGTGGTACGTGCGCAGTGAGGTCCTGAGGCTCGTTGGGCACGTCGCCTGCAATCTTGTGCCCCGTCATGGTGAAGTAACGGCTCTTAGGATACACCTCCAGCCCGATGGTGTGGTCAACGTGGGCCGAGTGCAGGTCTGCGCGGGTGAATATCTTGATGCCAGTACCGCTTGGTGACACCTCAACGTAGCCCTTCACGTTGTCCATGATGGACTGTGCTAGGTCGTTTAGATCACCGCTCTCAGGATCACGGCAATCGTCAATGTCAATGCCAATGAGGTTATCATCCCCAGTAAAAACGAATCCAATACCGTCAAAATTACCATTCTCGTATGCCTTCTGTGCCGTGAAAAAATCTGTCCAAGTTGCTGGGTTGGTTGATGAGGCAAACTTGCCAGTGCTCTGTACTGGGAGCTTGCTCCACTTTTGCGACTCACCGTCGCCGACTAGCGTGTACTTCCACAGGCAAAACCGTGGTATGCGCTTCAAGTCGCTCGGTATCGCATTAAAATCTACCTCTAATGCTGGCGGTTTTTGTAACATGACTCTCCTCTTTTCTTGCCCTTACTAATACGCAAATCGGCTGACCTGCGTTTCACATTATGAAATATTGAAAAATGCTGCACTGCATCCTGGATTTGGATCCACCATACAAATGAGAATGATTCTTATTTGGTCTATACAAATCAATAACTTACGAGCTCGGATCCACAGTATCCATAGTATCCACCCTTTATTCAGGTTATTTTTTATTTTAAAAAAATAAAAAATAAATATCTGGAGTAAAAGTGAAAACTACTGTGGATACTGTGGATCGTACTCAAAATATCTATTGGAATCAAGCACTTACCGTGCCACCCTTTGGCACCTGTATCCTGCCACTATCCTGCCACTTTTTAAAATCGGGCCATAGAGGCGTTTAAAATGACTGGGTAAGGGGGTAGCCTCACATAGCCCTAAAAAACGCCTCTATGAGGCTATAAACAGACTATGGTGCCGATGCTGGTCTTCGTGCACCTGACAATCGTGCCGTCAGGCATCTGCACAACCTGAGCCAGCGCACTGGCGATGTGAAAGCCAAAGTACAGAATAAACGCCACGATGGCAATCCAGCCATACTTATTCCAGCGGTGGTACTGGCGCTCACGCTCTAAAAAGATAAAGCGCTCGGGTTTGCCGTAGTCTAGCTCAATCCCCCTGCAGTCGCAAACACTGCGCCCTTGGTTACAATTTCCTGAGCACCCCTTCATTTGTTCACCTCGTATCCTAAGTTGTCTTTAATAAATTTGTACGCCCACTTTCTAAACGCGATGCGGTTCTCGCTGGTCTGCTCCTCCCGCTCGTCCCACTTAGCCTCGACCAAGAAGTTACCCTCCAAGTCGTTGAACTCAATCGCGGTAATGTTGCCGTCCTTGTCATAAATATCCGTTGGTATTGCTTTCATGTTATCTCCTTAATTAGTGGTGACTTATCCTTCCATGAGTCGGTGTCACCGTAGTCACCCCTAATCATGCTCATGCGCTCCTCTTTTCTAAACGCTGGCTCGATGGCCCACCATGCTAGGCTGGCCTCCTTGTACTCGACCCACGCGTCATTTTCTAAAAACATGGGATGGTTGAGCCCAGCCACGTCCACGGTGCACACCACGTCACTGGTGGGTTGCCACCCCTTGGCGTTCTTCCTGCGGTACTGCCCCAGCGAGACGTTGTCTCGGGCGCGGATAAAGCGTACGTATGCGCGGGTCTGTTCGTCTGTTAATTTAATCATCGTGTTCATCTTCCATCTTGTCTAATTGTAGGGCGTCTAATGACGTTGGTTCTTGCAACATATAAAACTTTAACTGGTTTACGCGCTTGGTTGTTTTCCCAAGCACCTTGGCCAGCTCCTGAACCGTTGGCGTTCGGCCTAGGGTCTGAGTCAGTGCACGCTCGGTGTACGTCATCTTGCGTATCTCTTCGCGCACCTTAATCGGTATGCGAACTAGGTTCTCCTCGTCGTCCTGCCCACGCTCTACCCCACGCAGGATAAACCGCTTGGCAAAGGTCGCGAACTTGGCGCCGTTCTTTGGCACCCACTGACGTGCCGCCTTGATGAGCGCCTCGTTGCCCATGCCAATCAAGTCCTCCTGAGGCGTGCGTGAGTGGTTCCACGCGGTCAGCTTGCGCACCGTGTACACCACAAAGCGCAGGTTGTGCGTCACTAGCCTGTCCAGTGCCTGCTCGTCACCTTGCTGAATGCGACGTGACAGCTCGTACTCCTCTGCCGAGTCCAGCACTGGTATGCCGTACAGTGACTGCAGGTAGTCAGTTAAAAAGTCGTTCATTATGAGTCCATCCATATAAGAGTTGTTGCCACGGCCGCGGCTATTAGCAATGGCCACAGCTGTGGAAAGAAAAAACACAACACAATAAATCCAGCCAGTGCCACCATGCCCCTATAACCTATCTTGGCAAACAACACTGGAAAGCCCTTGTAAGCCACGTAAAGCAGTTGTGCCGCGGCTATTAGTAACGATACTCCGACGATAAATTGCACCTTGTGTCCTTTCGATGGTTTATGCCCGTGATGTCCGCTCAAAATGGTGCCTCCTGCAGTATGGCTACTGCGACTTGGTACGGGTTTGCTTTAGGCTCGCGCGGTAGTGTCACCAAGCTCATACCATTGGTTAGGTAGGGGGTAGCCTCCAGCTTTGATACAAACTTCCTGCAGGCCCCTCCAAACTCATCCATGAGGACGTAACGATATTGGCTCATGGTATGAATGCCTCGCGCTTGAGCTGGTTGCCCAGCTTGTCCTGCAAGTACATCACCACGTCCCACTCGCCGTCGTCGCGGCCGCGTGAGCGCTCCGCGTTGGTCAGCTTGTCAGCGTACCAGTAAAGCGCACGCTTGATAGCTAGGAACTCCTCCGCGTCGAGGTTTAACTCAAAGCGGTTAGTGTTGATCTTCATGCTGACACCTTGCGCACGACGACTGCGTCCACTGCCTTAATTGCTGTGACCTTAGCCACAGTAGTCACGTCGCAAAACTCGCGAACTAATTTAGGGTCAATGCTGGCTCGGTCGTAGTGTTGCACCTCGGCAATGAAGTCCATTCCTTGGTACTTACCTACACCGCGAGCAATGAGCTCAGCCTTGAGCTTACGAGCTGTAGATTCGAGCTCAGCGATCTGCTGGTTAATGATTCCTAAGTCGTCGATCATGTTATCTGTAATCAATTTAATTCTCCTTTGTGTGTTTTCTAAAATTATACCACGACTGATTCGTGCATTGTTTTGTTGATCTCGCGTATCAGGCTTGCGTCCTCAAACCACATAACGCGTGCGTACGTCCTGCGTGTTGGCTTGCGCGGTGTGCTTTCAGGCGCGTCGCCTGTGTGCACGAACAACGCGAAGGCGTAGCACGCCAGCTTGTCAGTCGCGCACTTGGTTGCGTGCACGCACCCGTCGCACGGCATTGGCTCATTTAAAAACTTTCTCATTTTAAAGTTCATAGTATTACTCCTGATTATCAAGTTGTTCTAGGTCTTCCTGCCACCATGCCATCACGGTGCATATATCGCTCCACTCTGCGTCGTACTGGGGATCTTGACCCTCAGGTATGCAGTCCTCGCGATACGCCTCTAGGGCACGCCAAATCGCGCCAAATTGGCTGTCTCTGTCATTACTGGTTACTGGTTTAAATGTCGCCATCTTGATCTCCTGTGTCCCAATTGCTTACTGCCACAAATACCTGCTGGATGTCGCACTTTGGAAACTTCTCACGCGCGATACTTACAGCCTCATGCGCGTCCTGCGCCCAAAATTGATGCCAGTCATAGTGGCGTGGCTCTTCGTGTGTTGCCAGTTCAATTGCAAATACTTTAGTCTCGTAGCTCATGGTGTTACTCCTCATCAAATTCAAAGTTAATAGTTTGCTTGCAGTGCAGGCACTGCTCCACATATATGATGCCGTTGTCACTGACCGCCTCAGTCTGAGCCCCATCGTATGGGCAGGTGAACGGAGCGTCAGCGTCCGCGATAAACACGTCAATCATTTTGGTCCTTTCTTGCTTTCTCTGAGCACGCGTAGATCTTCGCGATACTGCTCCTTGTTCTCTTCGTACTGGCGACGTGTCATCTCTACGCCACGCTCACCACTGATTGTAGTCGGATCGGGTCGGCACACTAAAATCATGTCGTCAGGTGACTCGACTGGTACCTCGTACACTGGCTCCCATGGCACGTCAGGTGCGCTGGGTTGTTTGGACCAAGTCCGTGACACGTAGCGTGCCTCGTCACGTGCCCTACAAATTGCGTTAAGTGATCTCATGTTAAGCCTCCCATACAGTTAGCTGGGCAGGGTTCTGCCATTCAGCGAATAAATTATACTTGCGCAGTGTCTCAGTAATCACTGGTGACACGCCGAACTCCCAGTCAGGGATCATGTGCCCGTCATAGTAGTCACAGAAGTCGTGACCGTCCTCAGCACTAATCCAAAAATTAGGCTGGTCGTCGTGGTACTCACGTACCGCTACGCCTTGTTTTTTGAGCGCGTTGAACGCGTTGCGAAAAGCTCTTTTCATACTGCCTCCTGTTTCAGAAATAAATTATATAAACCATCTTTGACCTGAGCCAAAGTGTTGCGTACTACATTGGCTGAGCTCGAGAGCTCGACAGCCAACTCACTATCACCACGCGCATTGGCGCAGTCTGCGAGCTCAGTGAGCTCTTTAATATGCGCTCTGAGCGCATTTTCCATCAACAACGCTTGGCGTTGTGTCAGGAATATATCAAAACCTTTTACCATACATCCTCCTATTTGATATGAATAAATTTAAAGTGGTCTTTAATAAACTTATTAGTATGCGCAATAGCCTGCTTGCGGATCTCGTTGAGCTCCTTGGCGATGTTGTCACCGCTCAGCTCCTTGATCCAGCCACGACCGTACCACTGCTCGTGGTTAGGGTGGTAGTCCAGCTCGATGCAGTTCTCACCCCACGTGATGCAGAACGACTTGCCACCCTGCTTTAGGTACTCAGCAAGCGTGCGCATGATGACTGCACGTGATGGCTTGCGCTTGTTGAACTCGATGTCAATTACTGGGAATAGTTGGCTCATAAAATCTCCGTTGTGTTGATGTGTCTATTATACTGGGTCACTGGCTCACTGAGTGAGCTCGTATGGTTTATCCCAGTCGCCTACGTTCAGGTGAAAGTAGTACGCGGTGTCAAAGTAGTCCACCTGCGCGTCCGACTTGTCATAGTAGTCCGCGCTCTTAAGCGCGTCAATGATCTCACCGATCACGCGCTGAGGGCGGTGTGTGAAGTGATCTTCGTACCAGTACGGGTTCACTTGGATGTGGTTGCGTACGTGCAAGTCAAAGTCTTTGCCAGTGGTCTGCTTGAAGTTCTCCATGAAGTCCACTGGGCCACTGCGTAGGGTGCAGGTGATGCTCATGTGATCCTGCACGCGCAGGCTGTACTTGATGCCCAGTGGTTTGAGCACCTTGTCTAGGTTAGCCTTGATGATCTTCTTCTTGTCTTGGTTCATGTATGCCATGGTGTAGCTCCTTATTGGTTATGGTGTAGTTCGTCCATCAGCATGGCCCACTCAATCTCTGCGTCGGTCTGCTCAAGCTCGTCAACGCCGTAGCGTCTCTCTAGCTCTTCAAGTACTTCGGATAGTGGTAGATCTTTGGTCATGTTAGCTCCTCAAGTTTATGTAGTACATCAGTATAGCCGTCGTTACGTTGCAGGACGCCGTCCTTGGCGCGTTTAGTAGCTTGGCGTAGGTTGTTGTCAGTGAACTCCCAGTAATGCGTCACAGCCCCGTCTATGGGGTCTGTGTACGTTGCTCTGTATCGTTTGTTGGTCATGTTGCCTCCTTATGCGGTTTGTAAAGTGCGCCAAGAGCGCGGTGACATCCAAGATTTTAACACCCTGCCAGTACTCTCTTGCGTGTAGTTGAACCACAAGCGCTGTCCGTCTTGCTGTACTGCTGTCATCACTAACCCCTTGGCGTTGACGCGCTTGTCACCAGCCTGAATGCGCTCGGCTGGTACTGGCTTAGCTACTACTGCCAGCTCAGTGCCGTGCACCTTGTCAGCCAGTGCGCTCATCATCTTAGCGAAGTCTTCACCAGCCTTAGCACGGTACGTCATCAGGTAAGCCTCATGCTTACGAATGTCTTGTTGGCGATACTCAGGCGCATCGGCAAACAATGCCACTTCTGCTACGCGCTTGCCGTCTACCATCTTCATGTAGCCAGTCTTGTACTCGACTGGGTCGTGCATGCCTGCCAGTGTCTCTTCTGCCTTGATGCGCAGGTCGTGGGCTTGTTTTAATACATCAGCGATCATGCTGTCAGTCTCAGTACGACGCTTTTCAAGCGGTGCGTAGCGGTGACCTTGACATACGCCTTGGAACCAGCCGTTAGCTACTGTGTAGCCGTGAGCTGAGATGCCGCCGCGTACTGCCTGCTGACGTCCACAGCACTGGCAGTGACCGCGTGTTTGAGTTGATGTTGCCATGGTGATAGCTCCTTTAGTTAATTGATCTCATCAGTACCAGCCTAACTGGTAGACAGCCGTGAGGCTGTTTCGATCTTAATATCCAGCATCCCACTGGCATCCGTTGTCAATCCATCGTGCCTCGTCTTTGGCAGTTTGATAGAGCTCATCTTGCCAGTCGTCATAACCTTGGCAATCTTCTGCGTTATCAAACTCTGTACCGTCTTTGGCGATGTATTTAGTCATAGTGATTCTCCTATTGATTGGTTAGTACTGCCTCGAGAGCACTGCATTGCAATGCGCTCTGAGCACTACTATCTGCCAGCTGTTGGGACACCCTACCCCGCTGGTACTTCTTTAGAGCTCCATCCACTGTCTAGGCGGAGCTCACAGGCACCTATGCACCTGATCTGCCACACGTTTTACAAGGCTGGTACTTAGTCACCTTGCACTGGTAACGCCAGTGAGTCGATCGCTCGGCTAGTGGGCTCTTCGCTTAGTTACTGCATGACACGCTGAACTGTGGCACCGCTCCTAATCACCTGACTGCCTTACAACAGACTCCATTATAGTCACAGATATACGCATTTTGATTCCACGATGTGAAATAATTCGGAGTGTGCACTAACATAATTTGGTCACTGGAAAACGGACAGCTAACCCCCGTGGTTACTGGAATACTAGAGATCTCAGAGAGTTGAGGGGTAAGTATCACCTGATAGCGATCGCGTCTCTATGGCCCGATTAGGGGCATTGCTGGGGATTCGCTATCGGGCAATATCGCCACCTCACGTCCACCCACCCTCTCAGGCTCTCGCGTGCGCGTACCACTCAGCCACACCACCACACTGCACCACCGCGCCCACTCCACCACCCCACCAGCCTGCCGTCCCTAGCACACTGCCAGCTCAGCGTCAAGCAATACCCATACTGCCAGTGTGGTTATTAGCTGGGCCAGCACGCTGGGGCCCGCGTCCACTCTGTCCCCATTACTAGCAGTCAGGGTGGGTGAGTGCCAGCGTGGGGCGCGAGGGGCTGTTCCACATTGTGAGATGGCGTTCCGCATTGTGGTGGCCCTCCTTTGTGGCGCAGGGTCCCCTTTTTGCCAAGTCGACACCCCGTGAGCAGGTACCCAGGGGGCCGGGCGGAGGCCCCAGGTCAAAGCTCAAGTTTGTATAATTTTTTATTATTTTTTGTTATATAGACAAAAATGCTGCACTGCATCCTGGATATTTGCCAGGGTACAATTTTGTATGGTGGCACGATAACCCGTTGATTTTAAAGAACATTATACTTACGATCCACAGTATCCACAGTAGTTTTACTTTTTTTTATTTTTTTTTAAAAAAGATAAAAAGATATATAGGGTAATAGTCGTTTAGACCCTGGATACTATGGATACTGTGGATAGTGATTACTTTTAGTTATATAGACCGGCCGTTAATATGATTTTTAGTTATATAGGCCAAAATGCAGCATTGTGCGTATTAGTAGGAGTATGAACAAGTACGTTTACCAAATCCAAGGCGCACTGGAAGACAGCAACCAAAACCTACTAGGGTTACGAGTGCTGGTGTGTGACCTGCACAATTTTGATTCAGTAGACGTACCAATTGAGGTTTTAGATAAAGAGACAGCTAAGTACTTAGCTTTTCGTCTAAAACTAACAGACGGCGCCTTGGTTATCCAAAAACTACCCAATGGCGTCATTAACAAAATTAGACTGCTATTAGGCAAATACCTAGATAAGTGGGTATTGGAAAACTTTCATGGCAATATTGGCAACACAAAAGGTGTTAACCCTTGACTATTGGAAAATAGCGCAGGACATCAGACCGGGTGACATTGTATTTGACAGACTGGGCCGCAAGGTCCGGGTAAAGCTCGTCCACCCCCTGGACAAACGCGCATGTTACCGAGTCACGTTCCTAGATGGAACCTCAGTGGCTGGGGATAAAGACCTCAAATTGCCAATTGAAACGCCAAAGTACCGCAAAAGGACTTGGGAATACAAAGGCAAATTCCAATTTCGCAGGCCGCTATCCAATCTCTCCCTTGGAACGCTGTCTGAAATGGAACTGATTAACAAGCACGGTAGGCTTATGTACAGCGTACCGACCGCTGGACCGTTAGAACTGCCCCATAAAGACCTGCCAGTGCCGCCGTTTGTGTTTGGGTTGTGGTTTTTCTCTAAAAGAAAAGACGGAACCATAAAAATTCCAGAGAAACACTTTGATTTTATTGTGGAAAAACTAAAAGACTACGGCTATATACCAACATCTTGGCGTGATCCCATCAAAAAACGCCGGGTGTACAGCACAAAGCCAACTGTCATGTCGCACTTGGCGCCCAATGTGCCATACAAAATCCCAAACAACTACCTGTTAGCCAGCCCAGAGCAACGTCTTGAGCTGCTTAGTGGGATTATGTATGGAAAACCAAATCAATATAACCAAAAGTTAGATAGATTTCAGTTTAGCTCCAAACATTTACCAACAGTCAAACAAATTCAGTACCTTGCTGAGACGCTTGGCTGTAAAACTTTACTTGAGGGACCCAATCCATTATCAGGATACACGGTCTACATCAAAACAAAATTAAAACTCATGGAACATCAGACCCCAGCGCCAATCAAAGTGCGACAAAACTGGAGAATGATTACCAAAATTGAAGAAATTACACCACAGGCGTGCGTTCACATCGAATTAGATGGCGACGATAGCACGATGTTGGTAGAAGAAGGATTTATTGCATGCCTTTAACACCCGAAGATAAAAAAGAACTGATCAAGTTCGCAGCCGATCGACCACACTGGCCCAAACCAGAGCTTGACGCCGCAATATGGCGCATCACTTGGGCTAAACAAGCGTTAGCACACCAACAAGAACCCGAAGATGGAGAGTATGACACGTTCCTTATGCTTGCAGGCCGCGGCTCTGGCAAGACACACACTGCTAGCCATTGGATTGGCATTCGTGCTTGGCGCTTCCCCGGCACTCGCTGGCTTGTCACCGCCCCAACCTCTAATGATATTCGTGCAACTTGCTTCGAAGGAGACTCCGGTCTTCTCAATATCATACCCAAGAGCCTTATACGAGATTACAACAAGTCCCTCTTTGAAATTACCCTCATCAACGGATCAATCATTCAGGGGATTCCAGCTTCAGAACCAGAACGTTACCGCGGTAAACAATACCACGGAGCTTGGTTCGACGAGCTATGTGCATTCGACTATCTTGACGACGCATACGACGGCGTACAGTTCACCTTACGACTTAAAGATCCAAGAATACCCCGTGTCCAGCAGATCATCACCACCACCCCTAAGCCAAGGGAGCTCATTGTCGACCTCGCCGAAGGTAAAGTCGGTGGCGACGTCTACATGGTCAACGCGTCCTCGTTTGACAACCGGGAAAACCTGTCAGAAACGTTTTTCAAACAGTTAGAGACATACGACGGCACCGACATTGGTCGTCAGGAGATCTACGGTGAGATTCTGGACCCAGAGTCCGCCGGTATTATTAAACGTAAGCAGTTCAAGATGTGGCCTGCTGATAAGCCCACACCAGAGCTGGAGTATGTCCTAGCTTCCTACGACCCCGCTACATCGGAAAAGACACACAACGACCCCACTGCTTGCACAGTATGGGGAATCTTTGAACAACAAGACGGTGGCACATGCGCAATCCTTCTTGATTCCTGGGACAACCACCTTTCCTACCCAGAACTACGCCGCAAAGTAGTAAATGATTTTAAAGAGGTTGTATACGGCGCAGATAATGAGTTTGCTAAGGGCAAAAAGGCAGACCTCATCCTCATGGAAGACAAATCTGCTGGTATCTCACTAATCCAAGAGCTCAGAGGCGCAGGAGTGCCAGTCCAAGGTTACAACCCCGGCCGCGCGGACAAAGTGCAGCGCCTAAACATCGTAGCACCCCTGGTAGCTAAGGGAAAAGTGTTCATTCCAGAAGACCCCAAAAAGCCCGGCGAGTTTGCTGACTGGGCAAAGCGTTTTCTGCGCCAAGTCTGTTCGTTCCCTGAAATGGGTGGCCATGATGACTATGTGGATTCCCTATCACAAGCCCTTCGTATCCTACGAGACGATGGTTGGCTGCAGTTAGACTACCTCCCAGCTAGGGATTATGACTACGCTGACGATGATGTACGCAAGCGTTTTGCCAATCCCTACGCCCAATAAGGGCGGATACGTCAAAAACAGCGTATTAGTAAATATAAGGGTTGAGTTAGGCCCACCAAATTCCAAAATGACATAATCTATGGCACAACCACAATTACCTATCCAAGCTGGCGGCAATTTGCCTGGTCTTGATCGTGAAAATGATATTCAAGATGCAAAACAGCAAGACGCTGACATGGAAGAGTACGAAGACATACTGGGTTTAGACTCCGACGAAGTAGAACAAGAAATAATTGAACTGGACGATGGTTCGGTGGTGGTTAACTACGTCGAAAAATCTAGCCCACTAAAAAATCCAGAGTTCTACGCAAACCTTGCAGAAGTGTTTGATGAGCAGACATTAAATTCACTCTCCATCGAATACCTTGACTACATTGATGTAGACAAGGAGGCACGCAAGCAAAGAGATAAGCAATATGAAGAAGGACTTCGTAGAACGGGCCTTGGTAAGGACGCTCCTGGTGGTGCTACTTTCGACGGCGCTTCTAAAGTTGTTCATCCCGTCATGGCCGAGGCTTGTGTTGACTTCGCAGCTTCCGCCGCCAAAGAGCTATTACCATCAGACGGCATCGTCAAGTCCAACATTAAAGGAAACGACGACAAAACCAAAGAAGAAGTCGCAGAACGAAAAGTCGAGTTTCTTAACTGGCAATTAACCCAACAAGTCCCTGAGTTCCGCGATGAGATGGAGCAGTTGTTTACTCAATTGCCGCTTGGTGGGTCACAGTACCTTAAATGGATGTACGATGAAGAACAAGCTCGCCCAACGTGCGAGTGGGTTCCAATTGACAACATCATTTTACCTTACGCCTCAACAAACTTTTACACAGCGCAGCGCGTTACTGAGCAACAAGACATCACTGGCGATGAATACCTAAAACGTATTGATGCTGGTCTGTATCGTGACTTGGATAATTTAGAGTATACCTCTGACGCTCCGCTTAATGACCAAACTAAGAGTAAAGCAGCAAACGATAAGATTGAAGGTATTGATATGCCTTCTAAAAATATCGACGAGTTACGCAGAATTTATGAAATCACTTGCTTTATGCGACTGGAAGCTGATCCGGAAACAGAAGGTAAACGTGCACCATACACTTTGACCATTGACGAATCAACAAACAAGGTATTAGCCTTGTACCGCAACTGGGATGCAAATGATGAAAAACGTGAAAAACTGGACTGGATTGTTGAGTTCAAGTTCATCCCTTGGCGTGGTGCTTATGCTATTGGTCTCCCCCATCTTATTGGCGGTCTCTCTGCTGCTCTCACTGGTGCTCTACGTGCTCTGCTTGACGCTGCTCATATCAACAACAGCCAGACGTTACTTAAACTCAAAACTGGAAGAGTGTCTGGACAATCTGATCGAATTGAACCAACTCAAGTAGTTGAAGTAGAAGCGGGCGCTGGCGTGACTGACATTCGTCAGATTGCTATGCCAATGCCATTTAACCCACCTTCAAGTGTATTGTATGATTTGCTTGGTTGGTTAACACAAGCTGCTAAAGGTGTTGTTACTACAGCTGAAGAGAAGATTGCTGACGCTAATAGCCAGATGCCAGTAGGCACAACCCAAGCTCTGATTGAGCAGGGTGCCAAGGTATTCTCTAGCATTCACGCACGCTTACACCGCAGCCAAGAAAAATCACTGGCCATCATCTCACGTATCAACCACTGGTACTTGCAAGAGATGGACAACCAGTCCGGTACTGAAATTGAGGTACGTGACTTTGCGTATAACTCAGATGTTCGCCCAGTATCCGACCCTAACATTTTTTCTGAGACACAACGTCTTGCTCAGAATCAAGCCCTCCTACAGATGGCAGGCACTGCACCTCCAGGAATGTTTGACATGCGCGCAGTATACAAACGCGTACTCAAGCAATTAAAAGTTCCTGAGATGGAAGAAGTACTGCCAAACCCACAAGGCGCCAACGAATCCAATCCGGCCTTAGAGAACGTCTCTATGACGATGGGACGACCCGCTGCCGCCTACCCCGACCAGGATCATATTGCACACCTTAAGATTCACTTAGAGTATGCACAAAATCCTGCGTACGGTGGTAACCCTATCATTGGCCCAATCTTTGCGCCGCACGCACTTGAACACATCAAGCAACACTTGACACTGCACTACTTGCAATCTATGCGCTCTTATGTTGCCCAGGCTTCCGGCGGCGAAGATGTACTCAAACTACACCAAGAACAGCCACTGGATCAAGAAGCCCAACAAGCCTTGGCACTTGCTTCCCAAATGGTTGGCCAAGATGCACAGCAAACTATTGGACCATTCCTACAGCAAATTACTGGTCTGGCTCAGAAAGTATCACAAGCTCAACAACAGCAACAACAAACTATGCTTATGTCTGATCCAACTGCTGCGGCAATTGTTAAGACCCAGACAGCTGAGACTCAACGTAAGTTGCAAGAAGCTCAGGCTAAAATGCAGCTTGATACTCAGAGCATGCAACAAGATTATCAAATTAAGATTGCAGAGCTACAACAGAAAGTTCAAGAGTTGCAAGCTAAGTACAGCACGCAGACTAATATTGATAACCAACGCAACGCCACAGACATTGCAATGGCTAACATCAATAATGCTGCAAAAGAGCGTGTTGCCATGATTTCAGCTGGTACTCAGATGGATCAGCTACAAACAAAACTAGAAGCAGATCAAAATCAATCTGCTATGGAAGCTATCCAAGCCTCTGACCAAGATATTCGTCAGCATGGTTTAGCAATCCAGCAACAAGCATTCGAGCAACAAGCTCAACAAGTTCAACAACAAATTGAGGCACAACAAGCCGCTCAACAGCATCAACAAGGTTTAGCACAGGCCCAACAGCAGCATGCAATGGAGATGCAGCAACAGGACCAGCAACACCAACAGGGTTTGGCACAAGCCCAGCAGATGCACGAACAGCAAATAGCCCAAATGCAAGAGCAACAAGCTCAACAACCACAACAACCCACTGAAGGACAATAATGGCAACTAAAAAATCAGCTGAAGACCAATTAGGCTTCCGCAAAGCATACAAAATGACTGGCACCCCTGGCTACGCTGGCGGTCCTGGTGAGACAACTATCGACAAAGGCGCTTCAGGTTCTAAGCGTGCTAACAATGCAGTACTTAACCAAAACAAAATGGCTAAGTCACCTAAAGTTGGCCCAGGTAAAAACCTTAACGAAATCGAAGGCGGCAACTTTTATTAATATTTGGGGCGGATTTATCCGCCACAGCGTATTAGTAAAAGTATGAAAGACTTTATTAGTGAAATTATCGGTCGCGTAAGGACTGAGATACAAAATCATGCGGAAACCGTCACCGCCGGCACTAACATCAACTCGTTTGATGATTACAAGCAGTACGTAGGCATTATTCAAGGTCTGCAAATGACTTTAGATATTGTCAACGAAATTCTGACGGAGAATGACGACGAATCGTAAGATTCAGAAAGGGATTGCCGGATGGCGATTGATTTTAGAGAACAAGACGAACCAGATTTACGAACAGAACTTGAGTGTTTCCCTGACGTAGACCCTGGAGTCGAGATTTTAGGTGACCGAGTACTTGTGCAGTTACGCAGGGAAAAGGTAACCAGTAAAGGCGGTATAATCCTAGTGGATGAGACCAGACAAACCTTACGTTTTAACGAAACAGTAGCTAAAGTACGAGCAATTGGACCCTTAGCATATAAGAGCCCAGAAGATTTAACCCCTTGGATTGAAGGTCCTTGGTGTCAAGTTGGCGATTTAGTTCGCACAATCAAGTACGGTGGTGATCGTTTCGTAGTGCAGCCCGACGATGATGGCGCGCCTGTGGTGTTTATTACATTACAAGCCCGTGAAGTGATCTCCAAGATCAAATCATTCGAAGCAGCACAGAAAATGAAAGCGTTTGTAGACTAATAACTTTGTAGAAAGTAAAGAATGGCAAAGAAAGACGACGACCATGTTCCAATGAAGGAACAGGAAGATGGCACACTGGTAGCTAAAATAGATTTACCAGAAGAAATTGAAGACCACGAAGAAGGTGGTCATGTAGAAGCAGAAGACACCCGCAGTGATGAAGAGCGTGAAGACGACGAAGCAGCCGAAGAAGGCGAAACCGACGAAGAACGTGAAGCAATCCGCGAGGCCCGTAGAGAAGAGCGTAAACTCAAAAAAGAGTTAAAGAAGCAACGTGAAATCTCTGCTAAGAACAAGATTACAGCACTTGAGCGCCGCAATGCCGAACTGGCAGAGCGTCTAGCTAAGGTTGAAAGCACTACAGTATCTTATCAATTTGCACAGATTGACAAGGCTATCGAAGACGAAGCCACACGTGTCGAATACGCAAAGATGAAGATGCTACAAGCAGCACAATCTGGCGACGCAGCCGCTCAAATTGAGTATTTGGAACAGTTGACAGACGCTAAACAGCGTTTAAAACAAGCCGAACACTATAAGAAACAACAAGTAGAGCAAGCTAAAGTACCAAAAGAAAACGTACCTAATCAGATTAATACTGAAGTACAAGCCAACGCAACAAAATGGCTTAAAAAGAACTCTTGGTATGATCCACAAGCTCGAGACACAGATAGTAGAATTGCAAAGGTAATTGACCAAGAACTAGCAGCCGATGGTTGGGATCCAGCAGATCCCGAGTATTGGGATGAGCTAGACAGTCGTTTGCAGTCTCGTTTACCCCACAGATACACTTCAAAAGGAGGCTCTGTGAAACGAGCAAACGCATCAACATCCGGCCGTACTGCCGCTACAAATAGCGCAAAACCCGGAACCATCACATTGAGTCGTGATCGTGTACAAGCGATTAAAGACGCTGGTGCATGGGATGATGTAGAGAAACGAAACAAAATGATCCGCGCTTATGCGTCGTATGATCGTCAAAATAAAGGTTAATTATCATGGCAAACAACAGAATCAAACGTGACTTAGATGATCGCTTAGCCGATCGAGTTACCGCAACAAAAGAACGGATCGCTTCTGAGGATCCAAACGAATTAGCAAAAAAGGAGCGTGTAGCTGCGTTCCGCGATAAATGGCAAAACAGTGCATTACCTGATTTGCCAAACGGGATAATTCCCGGCTTTCATTTGTGCTGGTTATCCACTACAAATAATTATGACAGTATCGACAAACGTATGGCGTTGGGTTATGAGCCAGTTAAAGCCTCAGAATTAGGAGTAGGCTTTGAAGGACTAGGCAAAATGAGCTCGGGCAAGTTTGAAGGCTGTGTTAGCTGTAATGAAATGGTTCTCTTCAAGTTACCAGAAGAAATCTATCAAGAAGTGATGAAAATGTTGCACCTTGAGGATCCCCTTGAGCACCAACGTAATATCACCGCGCAAGTTCGGAGCACTGCTCAAGAAGGCAAAGGTGGTAGATCAATTCTTGAAGGTGGTATTCTGGAAATGGAAAAGGAAGCCGCAAAAGCAAACAGTAATGTTCGCTTCCAATAACATTCTTCAAAAATAACAAAGGAAAATAAATGTCCGCAACATTTCAACCCTTTGGTCTGAAGCCTGCATATCACCCAAGTGGTTTAGATCGTGCAGTACCATTCGCTGGTACTAACACGTATGTCACTGGTGTTTCAGGTTACAGCGCTCCTTACAGCTTGAGCTCTGGCCAGTCTTTCTGGCAATATCAACCTGTAGCGATCACTTCTTCTGGCCAATTGACTATCGCCAACCAAACTGCATCTTCTGGTAAAGTTTATGGCGTATTTGACGGTGTAGAGTACACCAACTCTGACGGTCGTCGTTCAGTAGCTAAGTATGCTTCTAAATTGACACTTGACGCTTCTACAAACATCGTTTTCTGGATCTTCTCAGACCCAGCAATCGTATACGAAGCTCAAATCAATGGCTCAGCAACAGCTTCTGCCATCGGTACTGAATACAATTTCGACACAACAACTAACTACACAGTTGCAGATGGCTACGCTATCGGTAATGGTGGTGCTGGTTTCTCTACTACTGCGTTGCTTGCAACTGCTGTTGGTAGCACAAACCAAGGTCAAGTTCGCGTGGTTGGATTAGGACGTGAAGTAGCATACCCAGCTGGCAACACCAATGCTTGGGGCGATGCTTACACAATCGTTCAAGTTCAGATCTGCAACAACCAGTTCGCCGCTCCGTCGACGTCCGTTTAATTAATACGAAAGGAATAAGCAATGGCAACCCCAATGCGTAGTACCGACTTTCGTGCGGTAGTCGAGCCGATTATCAACGAAGTCTTTGATGGCGTTTATGAACAACGCGACGACGAGTGGAAAGGATTTGTAGAACAGATCCAAGGTATTCCACGTAACTACCATGAAGAAGTAATGCTTTATGGCATGAACGCAGCTCCTGCAATGCCTGATGGCACTCCAGTTAGCTACGATCAAGGTGGTACTTTGTACATCACCCGTTTCATCTACCAAATCTATGGCTTGGCATACGCCTTGACCAAAGTTTTGATGGAAGACGGCGATCACATCCGTATCGGTTCAACTTTCGCTAAGCACTTGGCTCAGTCTATGATTGAAACCAAAGAAACTCTTTGCGCTAACATCCTTAACTTTGCGTTTACCGCTGGTTATGTTGGTGGCGACGGCGTTACTTTGATCAACACAGCTCACCCAATCGCTAACGGCGGTTCTTACTCTAACCAATTGTCTACTGCAGCTGCATTGAGCCAAACTTCTGTTGAACAGATGTTGATTCAAATACGTTCTGCTGTTGACAACAACGGTAAGCGTATCCGCTTGAAAGCAGAGCAGTTAGTTGTTCCTCCAGCACTCGAGTTCCAATCAGAAGTAATTCTGAAGTCAGTTCTCCGTTCTGGTACAGCTGACAACGATTTGAACCCAATCAAATCAACAGGCATGTTGCCTAAAGGTACACACGTTGTAACACGTTTGTCCTCTAGCAAAGCCTGGTGGATTCAAACTGATGCAGAAAATGGTCTCATGCTCGTTATGCGTCGTCCAATGGAGAAATCCATGGAAGGCGATTTCGAAACTGATTCTATGCGTTATAAGGCTACTGAGCGTTATGCTACAGGTTGGCACGATGCGCGTAACATTTTCGGTACAGCCGGTTTGTAATAAACCCCCTCGTAGCACAGAAAAGCCACCCACAAGGTGGCTTTTTTGTTTTTTGGGGCGCTTTGCCACAAAATAGCGTATTAGTAAGTATAGGAAGAATCATCCCTTTCTGACCGCCGAACTTCCCGGTGAGACGACTTAGAGACAGCTAGGGATACCCACTAAGATAAGGAATTAAACATGTCAAGTACATTTACTGGCCCAATTCGCATTTTTAAGCGTAACAACCCAACTAACAACGGCGTAATCGCTCCAGACAACACTGGCGCAGCTCGCTGCTCACAACAGAGCTTTATTGCTCCAATTACAGCTACCACTTCTGGTGCTGTAGTTCTACCAACTTTCGATATTGGCCAAACAACTGCAACTCCATTCGTGTTGCCAGCTGGTGCTATTATTGAGAACATCAAGTTCTACGAAACAACTATCCCTTCAGCTTTGACTGGCGGCGTTATCACTGTTAACTTGCTCACTACAAGCCCAACAACTGGCAACGTAACAACTACAGCTATTGGTACAATCACCCCAACAGCAACTAACGGCGGTGTTATTTCTATCGCTTTTGCTACAACAGCAGCTGCTACAGCTTTGTTGGCAAACATCGGTACTTTGGATGCAACATTGCAATTTAGCCAAGCTACTATCAGTGCTTTGACTGGTACTTTGGCTGGCACATTTACTGCTGAATACACAGCTCGCAACGTTGATGGTTCTACAACTGCTTACGGTTCTGGCTACACCAATAATTAATTGCCTAGGGGGCTAGTCCCCCTACTTTAACATTTAAGGAAATTAATTATGTCAAATTTAGTAACAAACTTACAAAATATTCCAGCGGCAGTTGAATCTGTTACCAAAGTTGGTCGTACAGAACCATTTGATTTACAAGTTTCTCGCGGTCAAATCATGGGTCACTCCTTGGTCAACATTAATGGCTACAATGCAGCAGTGGCAGGCACATCAATTCCATTATGGGAAAATGCAACAGCATATACTTTCCCTAGTACTGCTTTAACTATGACTGTTGCAAGCTCATCTACAAGTGATGTAAGTCCCGCAAAAGTAACTATTAACGGTCTTGATGCCAACTACAACCAATTAACTGAAGTAGTATCTCTAAACGGCACAACCGGCGTAACCACAGTTAACCAATTTTTACGAATTAACAGCATTGTTATGACTGCAGTAGCTTCTGGTCAAACTAGCAATGCAGGCACAATTACCGTAAAAAATGGAAGCACAACTTATGCGCAGATTAATCCTGGTTTAGGTCGTAGCCAAATGACAGTGTACACTGTCCCGAATGGATACACATTTTACCTTAACCGTATTAATGCTTGGTCTGGTAGTAGCTTGTCTAGCAACGTATACATTTTTTACAATCTGACTAATACCACAAACGGCATCAATATTTCTACCGCACAAATTAGTTTCACATTGTTTATGGATGTACACCGTTATGCGCCAAATGTGTTTCAACAAAAAGCCGATTTGACTTTTGCTTTTTCAACAAGCGATAGTTCTTCTCAGCACGTTGCAGCATATATTGAAGGATTTTTGGTTCAAAACGACGGTCAAGCGTTAGCATCAGCAATCTAAGGCGTTTAAATGCCTGTCTACCTTGACACCCGTGGTAACTCTGTCCTATCTGTAGCGGTCTGTGACCGCTGCAATAGGAAGTTTGCCTATACAGAGCTTATGCCCGACCCCAACTTTCCGGGGATGCGGGTGTGTAAGGACGACCTAGATAACTTTGACCCATGGCGATTACCAGCACTTCAGACCGAAAACATTGCATTACGTTTTCCGCGCCCAGACGTGGATATTGCTACAGGTCCAATTGGTGGCAATCAAATTATGACCGAAAATGGTTTCCAAAATGATAACTCTATTTTCATTGAGGGAACTAACGGCACATACGCAAATGGTACTGGCGATTTAAACAAGAACAGCAACGTTGTTCCTTCGCCTTCAGTACTCAATCCCTATGTCTACACAGTGTCACCAAATACAGGTTCCCGTACAGGCGGAACTTTTGTGGTCATCACTGGAGCTAATTTTACAGATGTTAACACCGTACGTTTTGGCGGTGTGGTGGCATCATTCGAGTTAATCAACTCCACACAAATCAATGCGTTTACGCCAGCTTACCCAGTAACCGGTTTGGTAGACGTTTCAGTAATATCCCCTTTTGGCACAGGCACCTCGCATGGTGCGTTTACCTATACTACATAATACATGGCCGATCAGTCGATAACCCAGCTACCCATCGCCACCGCGCTAACCGGTGATGAGCAGGTACCTGTCGTACAACGTGGTGTAACAAAACAGGCGTCTGTTTCACAGATCGCCAACGCTGCCTCGCCCGGCAAATTAATTACTAATATTATTTACAACCCAACAAACGGTGACCTCGTTATTTATTACAGCGATGGTTCAACTGAGGTTGTTGGTCCGGTCTCTGGCTCATCTGGTTATAGTGGTTTGTCAGGATACAGTGGTATTTCTGGCTATAGTGGTATTTCTGGCTATAGTGGCATTTCTGGCTATAGCGGTAAATCTGGCTTTAGTGGTATTTCAGGTTTTAGTGGCTACTCTGGCAGCGGAGTGTCAGGCTATAGCGGAAGCGGTATATCTGGATATAGTGGCTATTCTGGTATATCTGGATATAGCGGTATCAGCGGATATAGTAGTTTTTCTGGATATAGCGGTGTCAGCGGATATAGTGGGTATTCTGGTATATCTGGTTTGTCCGGAATAAGTGGATACAGTGGCACATCTGGTTGGTCCGGAATAAGTGGCTACAGTGGTACATCTGGTTGGTCTGGTACTTCTGGTTATAGCGGGTATAGTGGATATAGCGGCATATCTGGCTGGTCAGGAATTTCTGGTTATAGCGGCTATAGCGGCACATCTGGTTGGTCTGGTTTTAGCGGTTTTAGCGGCTATAGTGGCATATCTGGACAGCAGGGTACCTCAATTAATATTAAAGGTACTGTTGCCACACCAGCAGATTTACCCCCTACAGGTAACCAAGTAAATGACGCATATATTGTTAGCTCTAATGGTGACTTATATGTTTGGTCTGGAACCTCTTGGAACAACGTAGGAGAGATTGTAGGACCACCAGGAACCTCGGGGTACTCCGGGTATTCTGGTATTGGAACGTCTGGTTATAGTGGCTATTCTGGCTATTCTGGCGTATCTGGCTGGTCTGGTATTTCAGGCTGGTCTGGATATAGTGGTTATAGTGGTGCGTCAGGTATATCTGGGTACAGTGGTACATCTGGCTATTCTGGTACCTCTGGCTACTCTGGTACATCTGGTTACTCTGGCTATTCTGGTACGTCTGGATATAGCGGTACATCTGGCTATTCTGGCTATTCTGGCGTATCTGGCTGGTCTGGTATTTCAGGCTGGTCTGGATATAGTGGTTATAGTGGTGCGTCAGGTATATCTGGGTATAGTAGTTTTTCTGGCTATAGCGGCATATCTGGCTATAGTGGGGCAATTGGCCCTAGTGGTTATTCTGGTGTATCTGGCTACTCTGGTATCTCCGGTTATTCTGGTGTCTCCGGTTACTCAGGCTACTCTGGTTATTCTGGCATCCAAGCACCTATTGGTGGCACTAACACACAGATTCAGTACAACAATGCTGGTGTATTAGGCGGTGTTCCATTGCTAACCTACAACGGCACAACACTAGCCATGACTGGCTCAACAATCGACAGCGCCACCATTGGTGGAACTACCCCAGCCGCTGGTACATTTACTACTTTAGGCTCAACTAGTACAGCTTCATTAGGCACAGCTTCAACTACTTATGTTCAAGTTATTGGTGATGCTTCTTATCCCGGCATTTACGCTACTGGCGGTACAAATACTCCATTAGTTTTACAACCTTTAGGAACAGGCGCATTACAAGCACAAAAGACTACTTCATCAGCAACAGGCGGTAACGCTAGGGGTGCTAATGCGGTTGATTGGCAGACTTTAAGAAATATAGCGGCACAAGTAGCAGCACAAACTTCATCTGTAATTGCTGGAGGCCAAAATAATGGTGTGAATGGCTCATCGGGAACTGTTTCTGGCGGCTCTGGTAATCAAGTTAGCGGAGCATTTTCAACCATCGCTGGCGGATATTCAAATTCACTATATGGACAAACTTCTGTTATTGTTGGTGGACATTTAAATGGCACAACTACTCAAACTGGTTTTTTAAACTTTATTGGTGGTGGTGAATTAAATACAGGTACATTGATTGCCGCAGTAACCACTCAAGCTACTTCTACAATTACAAGTGGCTCTACAGCAGTAACATTAAGCGCAACAAATGCCGCAATTAAAGTAGGTCAATTAGTAACTGGTACACCAATTCAATCTGGTACTGGTTCTTTACCTTATACTTATGTTGCAGCTATTTCAGGCACATCATTAACATTAAGCCAAAATGCTACATCTTCAACCAACGCTACTTTGTCTTTTTACACTCCTCATGGTGTAGTAGTCGGTGGTGGTAATAACCAAGCAACAGGAGCATATAGCTTTATCGGTGGCGGTGGTGATGCTGGTACAGCGGCTAATCGAAATGTGGCAAGTGGTGATTATGCTACTGTAGTTGGTGGTAAAGCAAACCAAGCAACAGGTGAGTCAGCGTTTGTTGGTGGCGGTGGAAGCATTTCTGGAACAGTTTATATTAATACAGCGAGTGGTGCGGCTTCTTCTATTGTTGGAGGATTACAAAATACCGCAAATCAAATTGGTGCTTTTGTTGGTGGTGGATTTAATAATCTAGCAAATGGCGTATACTCATCCATAATGGGTGGTACTTATGGTTCTGCTAGAAGTATTGTAGGAAATATGGTTTTCCCAGCTACTCGACAACCTTTCGGAGCTGGCGCATCAGCAGTTGCACAATCTGCTTTACTAGTTCTTGGTCGTCAAACCACAGATGCAACAGCCACAGTTCTTTGTTCAGACTCTAATGCCGCATCAGGAACAAACCAAGTAATCCTACCCAACAACTCTGCTTATTACTTTAAAGTCAGAGTTATTGCTGGTGTAACTGGCGCAGGAAACACAAAGGCTTGGACACTAGAAGGTGCTATTAAGCGTGGTGCTGGTGTAGGTACAACTGCTATAGTCGGTACAGTAACAACGACTGTAGTAGCGGCAGATGTAGGCGCAGCAACTTGGACAGTAACCGCCACAGCAGATACAACTAATGGTGGATTAGCAATAACAGTAACAGGACAGGCTTCTACAACAATTCGTTGGGTTGCCAAAGCCGAAACCGCAGAGATGACATTCTAAAAAGGAAAAATCATGGCATTACGTTTATCCGTTTCAACACAATTTGGCGTACCAGCACCAGAAGCCTACGCCCGCATCACTAACTTCTACGGCACTAAAGACCAATTACAAGTCCAAGTAGCTATTTACTACAACGAAGATGCAAGACATCAAAATATGAGTACAGTTAAAGAAAATGCTCACTACATTGCTATGGAAGATTTAAAGGGCGATTTAATTCCAGCAATTTATGAAGTATTAAAGAGTTTTGCTGATTATCAAGGCGCAGTAGACGCTTAATTTAGGACAGTTTTTAACTTTTTTGCGTATTAGTGGTAGTAGATTAAGGTTTTTTTTTTGCATAAGTAGTATTATAATAGAGGTTCGTATGAACCTAATAGGAAACCATGAAATACAGCATAGTAATACCCACATATAACAACTGTGAGAAGTACCTAAAGCCGTGCATTGACTCAATTATTAAGCACACCGACATGGCCCAAGTAGAGCTGATTATCAGCGCCAACGGGTGTACAGACAACACCAGAGCCTATTTAGACTACTTAGAGACCGCAGTACCGAACCTGTACGTGGTGTGGAACCAAGAGCCACTGGGGTTTGCCAAGGCTACAAACAAGGGCATCCGTGTGGCTAGGGGCGACAAGATTGTCCTGCTAAATAACGACACAGTCGTGCTAGATAGTAGCTGGTTAGAGCGCCTAGATCAGGGCGACATTGGGGCGGTACTGACGCAGCACTCAGACATCACCCGCAGCCGTTTTGGCGTGTTCTTCTGCGTGATGATCGACCCGAAGGTGTTTCAGACCATTGGCTTTTTGAACGAAGATTATGCCACTGGGGGCTGTGAGGACATTGAGTTTTGCCATAAGGCACAGCTGAGTGGCTTTAATGTTGTGGACGTTGGATACAGGGGAGACTTCCCAATCTACCACGCAGCAGAGGGCACGATGCACGACCCGCAGCTGGTACAGGACTGGGACAACACGTTCCTACTTAACCAGCTCAAGCTGGCAAAGGAGTACAACCTAGACTGGTACCGCTGGCGTCTGTCAAACAACTACGAGCGGGCTGTGTTCCTCAAGGACGATCTGGTTTTTCCCCGTGAAAAGCAAAGATACGAATTTGCAGGGAAAAACATACTGCCAGGCTCTGTGCTCGAGATTGGCTGCTCTACTGGATACGGCTACCAGTTTTTAAACACGCAGGCCTATATGGGGCTGGACTACGACCCCATTATTGTAAACGTAGCCAAGGAACAAGAGTGGTCTGATAACGCCACGTTTTACCAAGCCGACATCAACGCCTATGATCTTGGTACGTACACCAACATCATTGCGTTTGAGGTAGTTGAGCACCTTGACAACGGCTTAGAGGTTGTTGAAAAGCTAAAGCAGCACTGCAAGCGCCTACTAATTACGGTGCCACATAACGAGCCAAAGGGCTTTTGGGGCGAGCACCACAAGTTGCATGGTTTAACAGAAAAAGATTTTCCTGGATTTACGTTTGCGTACATCAGCCACGACGGAACAATTTCGGACAGAATGCAGGCAGTAAACGCCGCCAATCCGAGCAACCTGATGATTTGCAGGTGGGACAATGAGTAGTATCCTGTGCTCTGTAGCGACCCGTGGCAGGTACCACACCACGCTGCCTCTCGTACTAAACGCCATCATCAACCAGACCAGGCTGCCAGATAAGCTAGTCATCTTCGATGATAATGATAAGCCGCAGGACATGCGGAAAGAGATGATTTACCAATATTTCTTTGAGATGCTAAAGCACAAAGGTATTGAGTGGGAATGGCGATATGCAACCCGTAGGGGTCAGCATCATATTCATCAAAGCGCTAACAACGAAGGTTTTGAATGGGTGTGGCGCGTTGATGATGACGCGGTGCCAGAACCTAATGTACTAAAAGAATTGTATAGATTTACTTCCCCCATTGTTGGAGCAGTTGGCGGTCAAGTGTTAACTCCACCGTATTCGCCAGATACAAATAACATAACTGGCAAAATTGATAACATTGACTCCGAACCAAATGTGCAATGGGGTAAGTTTAATATAGCAAGAGAAGTTGAACACTTACACTGTACTTTTTTATATCGTGCTGGGGTTGTTGATTATAATCTTGGTCTTTCACGGGTAGCACATAGGGAAGAAACTTTATTTACCTATGGTCTACATAAAAAAGGCTATATACTTTGGGCAATACCAAACGCAGTAACTTGGCACATGAAGAATCCTCAAGGTGGGATTCGTAGCGAAACAAAGAAGGAGATGTATGACCATGATGAACAGATTTTTAGAAATATTCTTGGACACCGTGATCGTACCATTGTGGTTCTCAATTGTGGTCTCGGTGACCATATTGTATTCAGCCGCATACTTCCTTCAATACCTAACGCTGAAGTTTTTAGCTGTTACCCTGAAGTGGTTCCCGGGAAGTCAATAGCTCAGGCAATACAGTTATTTGGTGACATTGACCATTGGAACGTCTACAAAAAGATGGATCAGTGGAAATGGAAAGATAGTTTAGAAGCTGCGTATAGAAAGATGTATTTATGATCATCATATCGCCATACGCACAAAAGCTCAGAACCGGAGCTTTAAACCCAAAAAACTATCCGTATTGGAAAGAGCTCATTGAGCAAATCAACGAGCCAATAGTTCAGATTGGAGTTGAGGGTGAAGAGCAATTAGTACCAGACTTTAGAAAGAACCTACCAATTGCATCATTGCGTGAACTGTTATGGCAGTGCCGCACTTGGATTGGAATTGATAGTTTCTTTCAACATCTTGCATGGGATGAGGGTGTGCCAGGAATAGTGTTATGGGGTCCGTCTGATCCACTAATATTTGGGCATCCAGAAAACATTAATCTACTAAAAGACCGATCACATTTAGTAGCAAACCAGTTTATATGGTGGGAAGCCACCGAACATAGTAATGATCGCTTTGTAAAACCACAAGAAATATTAGAGTATCTAAAGGAATAAACCATGGCCCAATCCGGCTACACACCGATTAGTCTTTACTACAGCGCAACGTCTGGCGTAGCGCCGACGTCTGGCAATCTTACCAATGGTGAGTTGGCTATTAACATCACCGACGGTAAGTTATACTTTAAAAATACTAGCGGCGCTGTAACTTTATTGGCTTCTGCCTCTGGTGCTGCAGCTGCGGGTAACCTATCCGGCGGTACATCAGGCCAGATTCCGTACCAAAGTGCGCCGAACACCACTGTGTTTATGCCTGCACCAGGGACATCCGGTACTTACCTTGGCTACAATGGTAGTGGTTTTTATTGGTCTACAACAACTGGCGCTTCCGGATACAGTGGCTACAGTGGCTTTTCCGGCACAAACGGCATAAATGGTACTTCTGGATTTAGTGGTATTTCAGGATATTCTGGCTTTAACGGCTCTGGTGTTTCTGGTTATAGCGGCTCCGGTATTTCAGGTTTTAGTGGATACTCTGGCATATCTGGCTATAGCGGCTATAGCGGCTCAAACGGTTTATCAGGATTTTCTGGCTTTAGTGGCTACAGCGGTTCCGGTATATCTGGCTACAGTGGTTTTAACGGCGCAACAGGTCCAACAGGCAACTCCGGTTACAGCGGCTACTCTGGCTACAGTGGCCAAGATGGTATTTCAGGAACAAACGGTCTATCTGGCTACAGTGGTCGTAGTGGTTTTTCTGGCTACAGCGGTTCTGGTATCTCAGGATATAGTGGATACAGCGGTTTAGGTTTGTCTGGTTATAGTGGTTACTCTGGAGCTACTGCAGCTTCTGGTTATAGTGGCTACAGTGGCACTAATGGCGCGTCTGGTATTTCTGGCTATAGTGGCGCTAATGGTGCGTCTGGTATTTCTGGCTATAGTGGCACTAACGGTACTTCTGGTATTTCTGGCTATAGTGGATTTAGCGGATATTCCGGTTCTACAGCATATACCGCAACCAACTTATCCGGTGGTTATGTGAATGCAACAAGCATTACATATTCCACTACTCTTACTGGTGGTACTGGTATTGTTAACTTAGGTTCTGGTCAGTTTTACAAAGATTCTAGCGGCAACGTATCTATTGGTTCTACATCAACACCTGCAACACTATATGTAAAAGGTGGTAATTCAAACAACCTATCTATTGACAATGGTGGTCAGCAATATACCACAGTGTCTTTATACAACAACGGCACTGAAAAAGCGCAGATGTATTGGGACCAAACTAATACACTATTTGTATTTGGTACTGACGCTGGTGCTCCTGTAGTATTTAAAGCCGCTACCGTTGAACGTATGCGCATTTCTGCAGCTGGTGGTGTATCAATTGGTACAGCAACAGATCCGGGCGTTGGTAATTTATTGGTTAACGGCGCATATAAAACAGTTAACTTTTCTATTTTTGAGTCCGGTGGTAAGCTATATTTTGCCTACCAAGGAAATAATATAGCTTCATTAGATTCATCAGGTAACTTTACATCATTAGCTTCAGTAATTGGTGGCGGCACACCTTAATTTTTAGGAAATATTTATGGCAAATACAACAATTAACAGTTCTGGAGTAACCTTTCCAGACGGAACAACTCAAAGCACTTCTGGCGCACCTTTTATTAAAGGTCAAGTTTTTACATCCAATGGAACATTTACTATTCCTACTGGAGTTACTGCACTTAAAATTACAGTAGTTGGTGGCGGCGGGGGTAGTGGCGGGGGTGCTAGCACTCCAGGAGGAGGTGGAGGGGGCGGCGGTGCTGCTGTTGCTTATTTAACTGGTTTAACATCAGGTAATACTTTAGCAGTAACTATTGGTGGCGGTGGCTCTGCTGGTGGAAATGGTAATAATGGTAGTGGTGGCGGAAGTTCAACTGTTGCTTCAGGAACACAATCTATTACAACATTAACTGGTAGTGGTGGCGGTGGTGGCGGTGGTTCTAATTCTATTGGGGTTGGCGGTGGTGGCGGAAGTGGAACTAATGGAACAATAAATGTTGGTGGGGGCGGTGGCAGTTGGAGTGGTGGAAATTCTATATTAGGTGGTGGTGGTGCATGGGGTGTTAATAATGCAAATGGAAATTCAGGCAAGGCTTATGGCGGTGGCGGTGGTGGTGGTGGTGTTTCTGGATGTGGCAGTAGTGGTGCGGCTGGTGCTGCTGGTGTTGTAGTGTTTGAATGGTAATAGGAAAATAAAATGACAACTCAAAACTATTTAGTAGTAGAAAACAATGTAGTCACAAACATTGTTGTATGGGATGGTAATACACAAGATTGGACACCTCCAGCAGATGCGACAATGCTAATTCAAGACACAACCCCAACAATGGTTTGGAAATTATCTGCTGACAAATCTACTTTTGTTTTAACAGAACAAATAGGTGCTGGTGCTATTGGATTTACTTGGAATGGTAGTGTATTAACAACTAATGAGCCACAACCAGCACCTCCAAAAGACCAACCAATAGCTAGTGGAACTACAACTGCATAATGGTTACTCATATAGGAACTGCCCATAGCTTTACTTATGATGGGGCACAATTAAATATTTACCATGCAAATAAAGGCGAAGGCTTGCCAAAGCATGAACATATTTATAGTCATGCAACTATGTGCAATAGCGGTTCTTGTTTAGTAAGCCTTGAAGGTCGTAGCTACACAATCAATAAAAATAGCCAACCTTTAAATCTTCCTGCTGGTGAATGGCACGAAATTGAAGCATTAGAAGATGATACAGTATTTGTAAATGTATTTGCAGAAGGAAAGTATTAGGTCATGGATCTCCAAACACTAATTAACACCGTATTGCCACTAATTTGTGTGGCAATTGGATGGTTCTGCAAAGAACTTTGGAATGCAGTTCAGGAGCTTAAAGATGACGTCTCCAATTTGCGCAATCACCTTTCGGATAACTATGTTCGCAAAGATGATTTTGCAAGTCGCTGGGATGAAGTTTTAAAAGCGGTTCATCGTATTGAAGACAAGCTAGACATTCTTCGTGATAAATAATGAACGATATTCTAAAACAGCTGTTGACCGGTAAAGATAACACAACCTATGATATTGGCCGAGTTACTTGGCTTATTAGTTTAACAGCCGTTATTGGATTGGCTTTTTACGAGGTGATGCACAACACCGTTAGTATTCGTGAACTTGCCGAATCCCTTGGAATTGTCTCAGCTGCAGGTGGTGCCAGTGTGGCAATGAAGTCCAAAACAGAACCCGATCAATAATGTTTCCATTACCTATATTTACTTATGTCAAAATTGGATTATTTGCTACACTTTTATTTTTGGCTGGCTATACTGGCTTTAGCTTGGAAGCTGCGCGATTCGATCGCTACAAGGCGAGCCAACAAGCCCTCACCCAAACGCTCCAGGAAGAACACCAAGCCGCCGCAGACCAAATAAGGAAAGATAAAGATGCTCAAATTGCTACCATCAATAACAGCCTCGCTGATGCTCTTGTGCAGCTGCGCAGCCGTCCCAGTCGCGCCCAAGACGCCGCAAATGGACAAGGTGGAACTGGGCTGTCCCTTTCTGCCGAGGATGCAACTTTTCTTGAGCGGGACGCTGCCAGAGCCGACGTGCTCCGAAGCGCCCTCTCAGCCTGCTACGCCCAATACGACTCACTAAGTAAATAACCCCCAATTTGCGTATTAGTGTAAACTGACGCAAAGTAAGGAGCAAAAATGAATAAGAAGCTATTTTTGGTAGTATGGTTGTTCACGTTGGTTTGGGTAGTTCAAAACCTACAGATAACTAAAACAATAGAACGAGACATTGTGGCAATTACAGAATCAACATTCCAGTTTATTACCAACTTTGAGGGTAAACGCAATAAAGCGTACCGTGACTCCAAGGGCTTATGGACTATTGGCGTTGGTCACCTCATAAAAGCCGATGAAGAGTTCCTAAAGACCATTACCCTGACAGACTACGACGTACAAGAGCTATTTAAACGCGATTTAAAGTGGTGTGAAGAGGCTGTAGACGAGTCGGTAAGGGTACCCCTTAACCAGAACCAATACGACGCCCTGTACAGCCTGTGCTTTAATATTGGCGAGACTAACTTTAAAAAATCCGAAGTAGTCCAGCATATTAACAAAAATGACTTAAATGGTGCGGCAAATGCCTTTTTAAACTGGGCAAACCCACCAGTATTAAAAACCCGTAGGAAAAAGGAACGGGAGTTGTTTTTAAGGGCGATTTAGCCCTTTTTAGCGTATTAGTAGATATAAGGGCTGATCACCCGTTTAACCAATAACCTCGAGGAAACCATGGACGATTTCAAAAAACTACCTAAGATGCAGCACTTCAAAGAAGGCGGCTCTGTACAACGCGAAGTAAAGAACTTCACTAAACGTGACCGTAAGTCCGTGGAAATGGCTGACACAGCCCAAGATAAAAAGATTGTTAAAAAAGCTATTGGTATGCACGATAGCCAACAGCACGAAGAAAAGACCGACTTGTCTGGCCTCAAAAAAGGTGGCCGCGCTAAAAAAGAAGCTGGTTCAGTTCGTAAGTATAAAACTGGTGGTAGCGTAACCAATGTATACGAAGCCAAAAAATCATCTGGTGACATTGACAATATCAAAAAAGTAAAAGACATCAAGCCAGCTAAAGCAGCTGCCCCATCTAAAGCAGCCACAAAGCCAAACTTCAAAGGCTCTGACGTAGCTAAAACAAACAAGCTCCCAGCTGGTGACAAAGACTCAATTAAAAAAGTACCTCCAACTGGCGACAAAAAAGCCGCTGCTAAATCTGGCGCTAAAGGTGGCCCTAATAAATACAAGACTGGTGGCGGCGTTAAGAAAATGGCTGTTGGTGGTCCAGCACTACAAGACCTTATGCAAGCCAAAGAACTTGTGCGTTTAAGAAATGCCCGTAAATATTTAAGCCCAGACCAACAAGGTCAATTTGCTGCCGGTGAAATGCAACAAACCCCCGCAATGACTGGCTTAGGTCAACAAGCTCCAGCACCAGCTCCAATGCCTCCTGTGCAAGCTCCGGGCGGTACAAGCCCAGCGGGAGCCATTCCAGCACAAAAGCGCGGTGGTAAAGCAGGTAAGTGCTAATATGCCGTACAAATCTGAAAACCAGCGAGCCGCAATGTACGCTGCAGCTGCTGGCAAATCAACCCTTGGTATCCCTAAAAAGGTTGCCAAGGAGTTTATCAAAGCTGGTCCAGCTTCAAACAAACTACCAAACAAAGTAACTAAGCGAGCCGCTGGCCGCGGAAGGTAACATGGCTTATAGCAACACCACTGGCCAGACAACAATCAATGTCGACCAGTTAATCTCCTACGCGTTCCGTGATGCAGGTAAAACTGCAGAAGAAATTACGCCTGAGTACATTCAAGCAGGTAAACAGGCTTTATTTTACAATTTACAAAACCTGTCTAACCTTGGTGTTAATCTTTGGCTTTTGGAAAACCAACTGTATGGCGCTCTTACACAGCAACAACAGCTAGTACTCCCAAAGACTACTATTGACGTTCGTGAGGCTAACTGGGTTTATATCCAGAACATCCAAGCCTCTTCATACCTCCCAATTGCTAATCCAACATCTCCAGCTGCGTTTGATTTAAGCCCAACGCTATCCACAGTGGCGGATACCACTGGATACGCAAACTACTTTGGTTCTACCTACCAGCAGTCACAGAGCGTATATTACGTTGGTTGGAATGCTTACGCACCAAACACAACACAGACCTATAACCTAGCGTTTGAGTACAGTGATGACGGCATAAACTGGTTCTTAAAAGAACAGTTCCCAGCCATCACAATGAGTGACTACCAGTGGCAGTACTATAATATCTCCACCACTGAACCACATCTCTACTGGCGCTTGCGTGAGACTGTAGCATCACACTATTCTGTTCGCCAGATTGTGTTCTCTACCAGTCAGCAAGTTATTCCTTTAGCTCGCTTAAACCGCGACGATTACTGGAATCTCCCAAACAAACAATTCCCATCTGTTCGCTCTTTGCAATATTGGTACGATCGTACAATTGAACCATCAATGTACCTCTGGCCAGTGCCAAATAACCCCTATCAAATGTTCCAATTAGTTGTTGAAAAGCAAATGGAAGATGTGGGCTCTTTGACAAATCAAATTTATGTACCAGATCGTTGGATTACTTCAGTACAAGCTAGTTTGTCTCACAAGTTGGCGCTACAACTTCCGGGTGTTGAGTTGACTCGCATTCAGTATCTTGAAGCTCAAGCGGACAAATTGTTCATGCAAGCCTCTAACGAAGAGCGCGACAAGTCACCAATCTATTTTCAACCTAATATAAGCTACTACACAAGATGAGCGTTATAATGACCTACGACTCGCTGGTGTTAAACATCCAGCAATATATGGAGCGGAATGATGCTGACTTTGTGGCGCAGATTCCTAATCTAATAGCATTAGCTGAATCGTCTATTGCAGCTGAGCTTAAAACTTTTTTACAACTTATTGTTGTGGAAACTAATCTTACCTCTAACGTGGCAGTTTTAAACAAACCATCGCGTTGGCGTAAAACTGTATCCATGAAAATTAATGGTCAACCTGTCTTGTTACGTAGTCAGGATTATATCGCTCAGTATCAATCTGAGTCATCTACAAGCCAGCCGTTGTACTACGCAGATTATGACTATAACAACTGGAACTTTGCGCCGGTTCCGGATAAGAGCTATCCAGTAGAAATTATCTACTACGCTGAAATACAACCACTAGACGCGTCTAACCAACAAAACTTGTGGACATCTATTGCACCACAAGCAATGCTTTATGGCGCGCTGTTGCAAGCTCAAGGGTATTTAAAAGCACTAGACAAATTACCTGTCTGGAAACAATACTACACAGACGCAATTGCTGCATTGAAAAAAGAAGACAATTCACGTCGTGTGGATCGCAATACATCGGTTCAGGAACCATAATAAATGACTACTCCAGTTTATACCTCACCCTTTACAGGCACCGTTGTAACTCCAACGGATGTATCTTACTATGCGCTGGCTTTTAATTCAAATACACAGCTTTCTTGGCCCAGTACAGTCAATGGTAGCGAAATACCCGCAGCTCGCATCATTGATTGCACTCCTAGCACTGGTGGCTTATCTATTGCTCTTCCTGAAGGTGATCAAGGAACGGTAGGCGCCGACATTCTGTTTCGTAACCTAGGATCTAGCACCTTTACAGTAACAGATTTTCTCGGTGGTAATTCAGTAACTGTCCCCGCTGGTGTGTCTAAGTATTTTTACCTCGCCGATAATACTACTGTTGCAGGTACTTGGCACAATGTGACCTTTGGAACTGGCACATCTTCTGCAGATGCAGCCTCCTTGGCTGGAAATGGTCTAACAACAGTAAATGGTCAACTAGCCACAACACAAAACATTCTTGATGTTTCAGTTGCACCGACATTAACAGACGCCAGTCGTGCAGCAACATACAACTGGACAGCTGGTGTTGGCACAATTAATTTGCCAAGCGTATCCACTCTGTCCCGCGGTTGGTTTATTGCATTTAGAAATAGCGGATCCGGAGCACTAACATTTGCACCTAGTTCTACCCAGCTAATTAATGGTAAAACTACCATTGTTACAAATCCTGGTGATTCTGGTTATATTTTTTACGATTACAGTTCTGGTGGATTTATTACCGTTGGTTGGGTAACACCAAACAATGTGGTGTTTACCTCTGCAACTTATGACGTTGATGCAGTTGTTGGTAATACACTTAACTTAGTTTCCAACGCACCAATTATTCAAACTTATATAGCTCAGTCTGGAACCCGCACACAGAATTTAGCTGTGACATTCCCAGCGATTACCCAACTATATATTTTGGTTAATAACACTAACCAATCTGGTTATGCAGTTACCTTCCAAAACCAAGGTAGTAGCCAAGCTCCTTTAGCTTTGACAACAGGTAATACTTATACCATATTGAGCGACGGCGAGTTTTTATACATCCTAAATTCTTCTTCCTCAAGCTCATTTAAAGCTATTAACGGAATCGCTGGCGCACCATCATACTCGTTCCTTAACGACAATGCCACTGGTATGTACTTACAGGGAACAAGCATTTTAGGACTGGCAGCAAACGGTACTGAGATTATTGACATCAACGCAACAAACTTGTCTGCCCCAGTAGTAACAGTAAATGGAAGGCTATACGCAACAACATTTAGTGGCGGAACATTCTAAATGGCGGCTGATAACCAGCAACAAGATACCTCGCAATACACATCAATCTACAGCCTAGCAATTCCGGCTGGGATTAAGCGCGACGGTACCCAATTCCAAAACGATCAATACACCGATGGTGTATGGTGCCGTTTCCAACGTGGCGACCCTAAGAAAATGGGTGGCTATCGTACACTATTTACCAGCAACGTTGGTATCTATCGCGGCTTGGTATCTCAGCCATACAACGGTGTAAACTATATTTTTGCTGGCACTTATCAAGAGCTAGATGTATTTACATGCGGTATTAACTACGGCACTGGTGCGGGGCCATTTACAGCAAACATTTTGCCGGGTACTGTACCGTTTACACTTGTTTCTCACACTACAAACACCTTTGTGATTGCTGGTGATGTAAGATCTAGTTTCCCCTCTGGAACAACAGTTATTTTTAACCAAACAACTCCAGTAAATTACACTACCACCGGTACTCCAACTTATACATCACCAAATACCACAATAACGGTTACTACAACAATAACTGGCAGCCCAACAACTGTTTGGTTGAACAACACATCGACTTTTACTGAAGATCCTCAAAATGGTCCATATCGTATTACATGGCAGTTTGACGCTCAGTTTAGCCCACAAGGTGGCAACCTAGCGCTATTTGCTCATCCGGGCTACAACTTAAACGACATTGATAATGGAGTGCCATCTCAAGTTTTAGTTGGAAACGTTGCACCAACAACCGGAAACACTTGGACCTTTACTGGCCTGTCTGATAGCGCCGGTGCTAATCCAACATACCAACCAATCAGTGTTGATGGTGGTGTTTGTGTGCTATATCCATTTATTTTTGTGTATGGCTCACATGGTTATATTGCTAATAATAACGTTAGTAGTACATATCTACAACAGAACTTTTATGATTGGAATGGCCCATTAGCCAACCAAACTAACGTATCATCTTCTAAGATTGTTAAGGGCATGCCAATGCGCGGCGGTACCAATTCGCCAGCGGGTTTATTCTGGGCAACTGATAGTTTAATTCGTGTTTCATTTAACTCTTCGGCTTCTAGCACCGCAACTACTAGCCAATTTTGGAACTACGACATTGTTTCCAGCCAAATCTCAATCATGTCTTCCAATGCTATTGTGGAGATGGATGGCGTTTACTGGTGGATGGGTGTTGATCGCTTTTATGCCTATAATGGTAGCGTACAAGTGGTGCCTAATGATAAGAACGTAAACTGGCTTTTTGACAACATCAATTACACACAACGTCAAAAAGTGTGGGCAACTAAAGTACCACGCTACAATGAGATTTGGTTTTTTTATCCTAGGGGCACGGCTACAGAATGTACCGATGCTATTATTTATAATACCAAAGATAAGTTATGGTATGACGCTGGTTCAGCTGTTGGTGCGCAACGCTCTTGTGGTTATACTACAGAGATTTTCCCAACACCTATTTGGGCTGATTGGAACTACACCCCGTCATTTAGCCAGCCGTATACTGTCATAACGCACCCAGCTAGTTTGCCTGCACCAACAACAGATCAAATGTATTTATCTGGCGATGTTACTTCGGTATTTAGTCCTGGTACTATTATTACTTTTGATAAGACAGCAGATTACAATTCCACGTACCAAGTAAGCTCTTCAGTATATACCATCAATGGTACTATTGGTGCGCCGGGGGTTACCTTGGTAACGTTTACCGAACAGTCTCCAATTACTGTGGCGCCCGGCACTTTGGTATACCAGCAGATTGGTGGTTTTACTATTTGGCAACATGAGTACGGCCAAAATGCTGTAGGGTTAAATGGTGAGACTGCGGTGTATTCTAGTATTACTACCAGCGACATTGGTTGGCTAACCGGTAACCCAAGTCAAGATGGTTTGGTGGGGGTAAACCGCCGTATGCACTTGCGCCGTGTTGAGCCAAACTTCTTACAGACTGGCACTATGTCTATGACTATTTTAGGTCGTAAATTTGCGTCCAGCCCAATGGAAGAAGACTCTGGACCATACTACTTCACTCAAGATACTGGCAAGATTGACCTTCGTGTCGAGCACCGCTTAATCCGTTTGAAGTTTGAATCCAATGAGATTAACGGCAATTATGAGATGGGTCGTAATCTGATTACCTGCGAATTTGGTGACGAGCGTCCATGACGATTTATGTCAATAAAAACAACCAGCAGTTCTTCCCCTTTGTGCCAGAAATGTCGAGCTGGGAAGACTGGAACGGTAATTTTATTATTTACTATGGCCAGCTTAATATACCATACAATCCCGAAGAAAATTGGAAAGACACGGCCAGCGTAATTGCCAGTACGTTTACGTTTTCCGCGTTTCCAGTTCCGACCCCGGATGACTTTGAAAACTGGCAAGATTGGGCTAAAGAAGTCACGCTAATAATCAACGGTAAGAGCCACTAATAGGGGCGCAAAGCCCCAAAAACGCGTATTAGTGTATATAGGAACATCTCGGATATAAAATGACACCATCACAGATTATCGCAGCGGATCACAAACGCTTTGGCCATAGCCAAGCGGATACTGCTCGTTTGATGGAAACCATGCAAGCCATGATTAAAAAAGATGTAGGCCATTTAGTGCAGCATGGAGATTCACTTTTGTTTTTAGCAAACCTTGGCAATAAATCAGCCGAGATTAGCTTTTTTACTACAGATACCCCACAAAAAATTAAATCTGCTATGGTGTATTTTATTAAGCAAGTAAAACATGCTGGGTTTAATAAAGTATACGGCCAAGATGGCGGCCCGATATTAAATAAAACTTTACCTCTATTGCAAAAATTAGGGCTTAATATAGAAAAGTCTGACAAACCAACTTATTACTGGATGGCAGATTTATGAGCGGCGGAAATCCGATAAGTGCTGTAACAGACGCTTTTTCGAGTGCCCTTGGTACTGATGGTAGCCATGGTGGTTTATTGGGTCTTGGTGCCCAATTAGATAAATCAGTACGACAAGTTGTTCCTGGAGGCTGGGCTACTATTGGTTTAGCTGCTCTAGCTATTGCCGCGCCGTATGCAGCACCCGAATTATTTGCTGCGGCCCCAACTAGCATTGGTTTTGATGCTGCTGCAACAGGCGCTTCAGCTGGTATGACCGCTGGGGGAGTCGGTGCTTCTGGTGGAATTTTAGGTGGTGCTGCCACAACAGCTGCCGGTATTACAGGTACTGAGGCAGCCGCTGGATTAGGTTTAGGCGCTGCTGCAAATGCTGGACTGTCTCCAGCTGTTGCGTCGATGTTAAGCTCGGCGCAGACTGGTGCGTTAACCGGTGGTGCTATGGGTGGTATTAACAGTGCTATTCGTGGAACTGACCCGTTAACGGGCATTTTGTCCGGTGCGTTGATGGGTGGATTAACTGGTGCATCTTTAGCAGATGTATCTAGTTTATTAGCCGCTAATGGTGTTCCACAATCCATGATTCAGCCAATGTCTTCTGCATTAGTTGGTGCTGCAAAATCTGTAGCAGCCGGCGCGGACCCTGTTACTGTATTAGAAAATACCGCGTTAAGTTCTGGGCTGGGCGCTCTATCTAATTCAGCTAAAGCATTAATCTCACCAGACATTGGTACTACCGCATCTAATATTGCTACCAGTGCCGGTACTGGTGCATTGGGTTCTGCTATTAAGGGTGGGGACCCAACAACGGGGGCATTAAGTGGGGCTGTTGGTTCTGGATTAAATTCTTTGATGGCCCCAGTTGCAAATATTTTGTCATCGGCTTCTTCAACATCACCGTACGACCCAACAGTTGCTCAGACACCTGTAGATCCAGCCAGCACAGTACTCGGGCAGCAGCTATCACAAGAAGCGCAGACTATTGGTAGTCAGGCTTCTGCGTTAGAACCGACTATTGCACAGCAAAATGCTGCCTTAGCTTCACAAGCTACAGCTACAAACAGCGCTTACGATCAGGCATATAAAGATCAAACAGCGTTAAATAACGCAATTAGCAGCGCATACACTCCAGCATATAATAATGTTGTGAGTTTACAAAAAACAGCAAATGATTTATACAGTCAGATTACTCCACTACAATCTGCCTACGATACAAATGCTGCTGCTTACAAGGCAGACCCAACAAATACAACGGCGTTGACAGCGGCTAATGACGCAGCAACTCAATTAAATAATTTAATACCTCAGTATAATTCAGCATATGATGCGTTTAATACCGCAAATACCTCGTTAACTGATTTATACAACACACAAATTGCCCCGTTACAGCAGACGTTCCAAGCTAGCAATCAATCATTGCAAACACAACTTGGTAATTATACTGCAGCTCAAACGGCACTACAAAACACAACGCAGCAATTTAGCACTTATTTATCTAACCTAAACCAGATCGCTAGCGGTAATTTGGTTAGTGGCGTGAACGCCCCGGAGACATCTTTAGGTAACGCAAATGCGGTTTCGCAAATACCTGCAGCTCCTGAATCAAATCCAATCACTGATGCTGCTAGCGCGGTACTGAATGCGATTATACCAAGTGCAAATGCTGCTGAGCCCATCCCCGGTGATAAGGGCTCAGTAACAGTTCAAAATATTGGTGACAATACCACAACCGCAGCCCCAGACAATCCAGTAGTAGATGTATCTGCGCCAGATTCACAAGGTAATGTTACAAAAACCTACGCTTCTGGTGATGCTATTACATTGAATGCTAATGGAGATGTTGTTTCATCAACAACTCCAGATGGAGTTACAACGCCAATAACACCTGCAGATAGTTCCGCACCTGTCGATAATACAACACCAGCAACAAGTACGGGTGTTTCATCTTCAGATGTTGTGGCTAATTTGGCTGCAAATCAACCAGCAAGTACACCAGTAGACCAACCAGTGACTCCACCGGTACAACAACCGGTAAGTACTCCGGTAGACCAACCAGTGACTCCACCGGTACAACAACCGGTAAGTACTCCGGTAGACCAACCAGTGACTCCACCGGTACAACAACCGGTAAGTACTCCGGTAGACCAACCAGTGACTCCACCGGTACAACAACCGGTAAGTACTCCGGTAGACCAACCAGTGACTCCACCGGTACAACAACCGGTAAGTACGGATACTGGTGGCCTTGCAAATACTCCAGTATCCCAGCCAACAACAAGTGGTGGATTACCAGTACCTGTTAACCAAGTAACTAATCCTGATAGCAGTGTAACAACTACTTACTCAGATGGTAGCCAATCTACTTCTTCTGGTACAACAGCTATTGGTGGCTTAACAGCTGGTACAAGTACAGGTACAAGCACTGGAACCACTACAGCTGGTACAGGTACAAGCACTGGAACCACTACAGCTGGTACAGGTACAGGTGCAGGTACAAGCACTGGAACCACTACAGCTGGTACAGGCAGTACATCAACTGGTACAGGCAGTACATCAACTGGTACAGGCAGTACATCAACTGGTACAGGCAGTACATCAACTGGATTAGGCAATTTAGGAATGGCTACAACAGGAACAACACAAACTTTAGGAGGCGTGGCTTTGCCAACAGCTAAGACAATTAAGGGCACGCAGATCGCCTCACCTTTGGCCCAATCATATAATGTGCCAATCGAAACATATCAGCAGCCGACATACAACCCACAGTCTTTAGCTGAAATTCAAAATGCCGCTGAAGGCGGATTAATACACATGGCTAGTGGTGGTTCTGCTGATTTTCCAGCAGCTCAGGGCTTAATGCACGGTCGCATGACCAAGCATGCTGATTTATTTGGTTTAGATGGCGCTGCACTAGCACAAGCACCACATTTAGCTGCTGGCGGTAATATGGCATTTGAAGACCGCACATTACCAGAGGGGCACAATCCTCAGTTCTTTAGCGAAGGTGGATTAAATTCAATCCATCACCGCTATGTAACTGGCCAAGGTGATGGCACTAGCGACTCTATTCCAGCGATGTTAGCAAACGGTGAGTTTGTTATTCCCGCTGATGTGGTATCATCACTGGGTAACGGCAGCAATGATAGTGGTGCTAAGGTATTAGACGAGTTCCTTAAAACAATCAGAGAGCATAAGCGTAAAGCTGATGCCAAACACCTACCACCTGACAGCAAGGGCGCGTTGGGTTATTTATTAGAAGCAAAAAGAAAAGCGAGCAAATAATGGCAACAACTGGATCCTCTGGATTAAATAACGCGCTATCAAACACCGCGGTCACCCAGACCACGCTACCGAGTTGGTATGATACCGCGCAACAAAATATCATTAACCAAGCTGGCACAGCGCAGCAGGCTGCTCCGCAGTTTCAAAATACTGCTGCTCAGGGTGCAGTTAATACGCTTCAAGGTGCTAATAATCCATTTACCCAAGCATCTGGCACATTAAATACAATTGCTCAGGGTGCCGCTAACCCTTGGATCGTAGATCAAAGCACTGGTGCTGTAACACCGAATACCAGTACCGCTTTAGGTGGATTATTTGCTGCTCAAGGCCAGCAACTTAACACCATGCTGCCATCTCTCACTTCTGGCGCAGAAGGTGCAGCAATCGGTTCGGGTAACTTTGGTAGCTTGCGTGGTCAGACAGCGGTTGACACTGCTAAGACCCAAGCACTCGCTAATTTGCAAGCACAACAGATGCAATCTGCGTTGCAAAACCAACAGACTGGTGTATCGGCTTCAACCGGTTTGGGCAACGTTGGTGCACAAGGTATTTCTTCTGGTTTAACAACTGGTGCAGCTCAAATGAATGCGCCGTTCCAAGGAGTTACAAACTATGCCAACTTGGTCAATGCAGTCAACGCACCTACTACAGCATCACAGCAAACTCAGTTATCACCATTAAACATGTTGGGTTCAATTGGAAGTGCTGGCACTGGTTTATTAAATAGTTTGTTACCGACTGGGGTATCTGGAACTTCGGGATATAATCCGGGGGTTCTTAACCAACTCCAAAGTTTGTTCCCATCGCTTTTCGGAAGTAACAGTAGTGGTTCTAGCAATTCTATATACAACCCAAATATTGTGTCGACCGGCGGTAGTGGTACAGTTACAACCAATGACGGACTTTCAAATATCAATACTGGTGGTACTGGCGGTACATCTACTGTGGTTGATAATACAACCGGGCAAGTATTAAACACAACATCTAACCAAACTTTGCAAGACCAGCAAGTTGCTCAAGATCTACAACAATAAGGAATAATTATGGCAGGCTTAGACAATATTCCAAAATACGAAGATGGTGGTGAAGTTGTGGTAACCCCAGCAAGCGTTAAGGGACAACCCACCGTTGCTGGTAAAGTTCCACTTGACCCAACTGAAACAGCTAACATTTTGGCTGGTATGCAACAAATGCTTGACGAGCGCACTGGCCCAATGGCTCAGTTTATGAGCGGATTAAAAGATGCCGCAGCTTGGACAGCCGGTGGCGCACAGGGCCCTAGTGAAGCGTTAAACCAACGCGCTATTGTAAAAAATGCCGAAGACAAAGACCTCATGGGCATTCGTAGCCAAATGGCTACTTACCGCAGCGCTGCAGCTCAAAACGAAATAGCTAAGCAACATCTTCAAAATTTGATGGGTGGTTCTGGAACTATCCCTGGCATTGCAGGTACTGCTTCCCAACACGCTAAATTGCTAAACGATCCCAATATACAATTACGTATGTCAGCATTACCTGAATGGGATTATCAAGGCCGTTTAGATATTCTTGGCGACGCAGCTAAAACTGAATTTGGTAATATTTCTAAGAGCCGTTCTGAAGCTGCTTCAAACACTCCGCAGGATTATATGATCCCGGGTGTTGGTCCAATGCGCATGACTCCAAATCAATTTAATGATTTACCGCAAGATATTAAACAGAAAATTGAAATGGAAACCCTTAAGCAGTTTGGTAAGTTGCCTGGTGCCCCTGTAACTGGTACAGCAAATACCCCATCTGCTGCTACGGGAACTCAAACAACAGCCCCAACTGGTGATGCTGCTGCTGCACGTGTCGCTACTAATGAGTCTGGTGCTAATCCAAACGTCGGTTACCATGACTTGTCTAAGAGCTCTGCTTACGGAACTTATGGTATTACTAAAGGTGCTTACCAAGACATTCAAGCGGCTAATCCTAAATTCAAAGATCGTCCAATTACTTCACTTACTCCTGCTGAGCAAACTGAAGCGTTTAATACGTATCGCCAGTTATCTGGTAATCGCTTGTCACAATTAGGTGTTGAGACTTCACAGCCAAATTTAGACTTGGCGCATTTCTTGGGTGCCGATGGCGCTGCAAGATTCCTAAAGAATGGCACCATTAGTGACGCAGCTGCCGCCGCTAACGGCGGTAGAGAAAAAGCAACGGCAATTGCTCAAAGCCTTTTAGGTGGCAAACCAACTACCGTATCCCCTGCTGCAGGACAACAAACTGCCCCATTGCCTCCTCACCCGTCAACCATTAAGCCTGCTGCTCCAATCGGTGCTGCTACTCCTACAGTTAATGAGTGGGATGACAACACTAAGATGTTGCCTAAGAATGAATGGGACGACAATACTAGAATGTTACCAGGCCATGCTGCTCCTGCCGCTGCTCCTGCCGCTGCTCCTGCCGCTGCTCCTGCCGCTGCTCCTGCCGCTGCTCCTTCTCTTTCACCAATCTCTTCTGCAGCTGCAGCTCCGGCTCCGGCTCCGGTTGCTACAGAGCCTCAGCCAGATCCAGCTAAATATGGTAGTAACTATGAAGCATTTAAAAATGATTTAGCTGCGTGGCAAAAACGTCAAGAAGAACGTGCTAAAGGTCTTGGAACTGCTTCAACTAAGACAGCTGAGCAAGATACCGATAAGAAAAATGAGTATCGTGATAGCCTTGATACAACTCAAAAAACTTTTGACCAGTATGACCGTTTATTGAGTACTTCTAAAGGTAACTCAAATGCGTTTAATTTGGCTGGTGGTTTTGTTGGTTCTGCAGCAGCTAAAGTAACACCGCAGTTAAGCTCAGACCCTTCTGAACACCATGCAATTGCTAGAACTTGGTTCTCCAATAGTCCATTGTATACTCACTTTAAAAATATTGATCAAGGTGCTGCTGAAGCACAAGCTGCTTGGGCTAAAAACTTAGTGCAAGGTGCTGGTGGTCGATTGACCAACGCTGATTTGCAACTTGGTAAGCCTGCTAAGGGTGTTGGTGTTGAGACTACCTATGAGTCACACATGGCAAACTTAGCTAAAAACATGCAAGATATTCGCACTGCGTATTATCGCGCAGTTGAGTTCCAAAAATGGGAAAAACAACATCCTGAAGGGACAGCTGCCCAGTTTGAATTGACACCATACTATCAAACTTATTCTAAAGTGGATGCTGCAAGGGACGTAGCTAAGAAGTTTTTAGATGTTCCTGAAGTTATTGGTAAGGGTAGTGATAAATACATTCACAAAGATACAAACGGCAAACCTTATGTAATAGTTAACGGAGAGGCTTACCCACTATAATGAGCGACGATAACAGATATACCCCGCTACCTAAAGAACTGCATACCCACGACGCTGGGGTAACTCCCCAGCCAGTAGTTACTGAAGGTAATGCTGGAAACTATGCCCCAGTACCGATAAACCAAGTACAAACTGGTGGTGAAGACCCGCAAATAAAACATCCTTCTGCCTATTCTGCTAACGATTACGGTTTAGTTGGAGCTGGTTTGGGTCTTACTGGCGCAGAAACATTAAATACGGCAAAATTAGCTGGTGAGAAATTGGGCATTGTTCCGCAGAGTTTGCAAAGATATGCGGATACTCAGATTGGGCACAAGTTTAATCTCCCTTTGGAAGCATTAAAAAAGGAAGCTGGGGTGCCTTATGATTTGGAAACATACCCACTAATTCAACGTGCAATTAAAAAGGTATCGGGTTCGGAAGCGGTTCCAGATGCGTACAAAAAAGTATATACTGTTGGCCCAAATGGTAAGCCTGTGTTTAGCCACATGGAAATTACTCCGGGCACACCTGAAGTCCCTCCGGTTGACCTTAGCAAATATAAAAGAACCCCAATGCAGATTGCAAAACACTTTGGTGAGTTGCCTGTGCGCGCGGGTGTAGCTGGTTATGATATTGGCCGTGGTCTTAGCGATCCTACTTCCATTGGTGGTTTGGCTGACATCGGCGCAGGTATTTCTGCCGCTGCAGCTCCGCTTTTAAAAGGTAAAGCAAAAACTATTGCTAACGTAGCTGGTGCATTGCCTATCGTTGGTGGTCTTATTCCAGGTGCTAGCGCTGCTCCATTAAAGCCACATGAAGTTGCTGGTACTGCTGTTGACTTAGCCACTGGTTGGATGTCACCTACTGAGTTAGGTAAAGGCACAACGCAACCTGAAAATGAAGCATACTATCCCGGTATGACTGGTATTTTACATGGCACAACACTTCCACCCGGCCATGCCGAAGGGGGTGACATAAAAAAGTCTCCGGCCAGTATAGCTGGCACCCTACAAGAGGTTGGTACAGTACAGGGACCTAGCCTTGCATCAAAGTGGGCTGAGCACTTAGCCTCACTGCCACAGACCACAGAAGACAATCTGCGTCACCAGCAAGACGTAATGAACCGCGCCATGCCTATCAGCATGAACAACGGCAAACTTGAGTTTGGTCAGGCTGACCCAGAGGCAATGCGCGAGATGACCGACATGGTATCTGGTATTGGTGGTATGACTAAGGTTGTCAAAGATCCGATTATCAACGCGCTGTCAAAAGTAATGGAGCCGATTAAAAAATCTGGCGCACAACTGGCACGCGAGGCTGAGTACGTTCACGATGTAAGACCAACACACAATTTCTCAGAAGCACCAAAAATTAGTATCCAGGACTTACAGGGTGGATACTTAGTTGGTGTCCCTGGAGATAGGTCACTGGCAGGGCACTCATTAGTATCTGTAAACGGTGTGCCGCTTAGTAAAGATACTGGATTGTACGGTGGCCCGCGTTATGGTCAGCGTAAATCTGACCTTGGTGAAGATACATTTTGGGCATCAAAAAGCGGCGCCGCAACTGCGCTGCAAAACAAAGCAAGAAGAGCTGCGGAATTAGCTGGGGATAATCCAGTGTTTGGTATGTATACTGCCATGGCACCAGACTCTTCTAACTTTGCGTTACACCACACAGAGGCTTTGGTAAATCAATTAGATGCTTTAAATCCAAACAAAGCTAAATTACGTGCATTTGATAATATGATTCGCGATAGCTACCCAGAATTTTTGGGTATGAACCATCCGGAAGTAATGAATCAATTTGCTGCCAATTCTGAATTAAGAAAGCACGTTGCTGACAGACTAAACAAAACTAAAATTGTTGCTCAGTATGATATGCCAAGTGGTGAAGCTACAATTCATGCGATTACTGACCCAAGTTTAAGAAACGTAAAGACTGGTTCTACTGGTTATTCTGTTGGTGAATTAAATCCTTTTGCTTCGCTGACATCGGAAACAGAACATCCGACCTACGACACAAAAATTCCGGGTAAGTTTAAAGGTCAAATGATTGCGCAATTACCTTGGGAACATTATTTCCCAGACGCAGCTAAACAGATTGCTGCTGACCCAAAACAAGCACCCTATGCTTGGGGCACCTTCAAAATGGGTGACTACAATCAACCTGTAACTCAAGAGTTAGTGGATAAGATTGCACCGATTGAAGAAATGGTTAAGTCAGCAGCCAAAGACTTTGGGTATGAAAATGCAGTAAAACAAATGGCTGCTCCAACTACCGCTGCAGCACCAGCGGTTAACCGCATCAATATGAATTACAAAGATGTTACTAAGCGCATTCCAGAGTTGCAAGAGTCTGCACAACAAATTATGGCGGGTACTGGTTCGCGTGAGGCACATGAGGCTTTAGTAAATACACATAAGCCTGTATTACCTTTTGACTTTGTTCCTAAGCCAGCAACTCCGGAAGAGGCAATTGGTGCGCTATCAGCAGATAAAAAAGATCTGTATGGTGTCCCATCCAAAACACTACAAGCCGGTCACCCCGTTGGTTTACGTTTAGATATTCCAGCGTACTCTAATCACGGAGTATGGGTTCCGACTGTGCATGAGCAGGCCTCTGGCTTTGGTGCCGGTAAGGCAATCGGGCATGAGAGTGTTGCTTCTGTTTTAAATCCTCAGTTTGGTATGTCAGATAAAGCAGCACTCAGTATTGCTTCTGGTAAACCAAAAGGCACTATTGCAACTATTAAAGGTAACTGGAATCCAGTTGACCAAGAGCAAGCTGTTGCAAACGCTCAAGAGTATTTAAACCATCCTGACTGGCGTCAAGTTGGTATGGACCCAGAGCGTCATGGTTATTTTTATGATCGTGAAACAATGGAGCCAATCACACATGCCGAAGAGGCGCTGCAGATTGGCCCATTGGTCCTAGCTAAAAAACCTGTTTACGGCAACAAAGAAGATTTTAAGTTTGCTGATGGTGGTTTAGCTCACTTACGGTAACGCTTACCGTGCCAACCCTCCGCAGCAAGAGGAAAGTCGGGAGCCCACGTTGGTGGCGTCGTCATAATGCGTATGACGTCAGCCAACGCGGACTCCGCGCTTTGTTCTTCAACTAGGAGTAGTACCTCATCATGGATGCTGTTGATCACCTCGTAACCGGCTTGCTCAAGGTTAAGCATAGCCACGGCAAGACAGTCCCTAGCGGTACCTTGCACCGCGGACTGAAAAATAGAACTACCAATCAAAGCGTTCCTGCTCCACTGCCGGGTGTAAGTGTTCTGGCTGTGGACAGTGACGCCCAGCTTCTGGCTACCCCACGGAGTGGTCAGCAGCTCGAGCTCTGGCCTCTGCCAGCAGATAAGCCTGCCGCTGGGTAACTGCATCCACAATGCGTTCTTGGCAACCTTCAGTGCAATCTTACTGCCAGCACGGAACGCAGTACCGGGATTGTTTACTGCATCAATCGAGGCAGCTTCGCACGCTGCCCACAACTCCTTCACTCGCGCATACGAACTGCGGTAACCATCTACTGCGCTCTTGGCTTGCGCCTCACTCAGTTTGACACCCATTCCTTCAGCATACTTAACCAACCCTTTAGCACCCTGACCAAACATCGCGCCGAGGACAGCTGATTTTGATACCTGGCGTTGATCCTTCGTGACTTCATCATAAGGGACTCGGTATAGGCTTTCTGAAGCGAACACTTTGTACTCATCTAATCCTTTCCGGAACAATTCGACTTTGTCGTTTTGTCCTGCGAGCCAAACCCCAACTCGGTTTTCAATTGAGCTAAAATCCACGTCAACGAAGGTCTTGCCGTCAGGAGCTTTGATTGCCGATCGAACCAAACTGGATAGCTCTTGCATGGATCCTTGTGCTTGCTCAAATACCAAAGGTATTGCCTGTTCAATTTGTTCATCGCCGATTGTGGGGCGCGCAATATTTTGGAGATTGAGCCCACCACGCGATGCCCAGCGGCCAGTACTAGCGCCATGATATACCAGTGTATTCCTAATACGACCATCTCGTTGTATCTCCATCATCTTAGCGTACTTAGCCACGCTAGTTTGGCTTCCTTCTTGGCGTAATTCTAACGCCCGCTTAATCACCGGGAATATGTTGCATTGCAGCATTTTTGAAACGGTCTCTGCGGTCAAATCGGGCATTGGGGCATGCGGTATCATCCTGTTAATCCATGCCAGCAATTTAGCCCTCTCAGACGGCTTACAACCGGTCAAGGTGAGGCATTCGTTGTCGATGGCTGCCTGGGCATCATTGACTGCCTTAACAGCGTTGTGGAGCTCTTCTGGGTCCACAGGAACGCCTCGAAGGTTAATCCGCTGCGTGAGGGTCCAGACATCCTGTTCCTCGGCTGTAAGAGGCCTTAAAACGCTTCCTATGGCCATCTCTGTGCGTACGTCTCCCATACAATAGTCATACATCTGTTTCAATAGTACAGGATCCTGGTTAAATGTACCATCTTTTTGAGGTTTGCATAATTTTTGAATAAGTCGTTTACCAATTGGGTCTTTTTGTTCCGACGTGCCTAAAAATATAGCAGCATCTTCCAGGCTCTGTGGCACGTTATTAGCTGCAGCAATTGCCATAGTATCTATACAACGCTCTAACCTAACATCTAATCCCAGCACATACTTCATAATGTGCCATTCAAACATAACATTCCAGCCTTGAAACCACGTTTTGTCCTCAAACATAAACATTGGTAGTGCTGTGTTGGGAGTCCACAATCTAATAGGGCCATTGTCAATGGAGTATGCCATACAAATAACCTCTGTGCTGGGGTCATTAGCATAAATATCTAAGCCATAAGTTGGTAAGTCCACGTTACTGCGAACCTCAAAGTCCAAATTAACTAACATCACATATTTCCTAAAATTTTAAAAATAGGTTTCAGAGTTTCAATGCCCCATTCGTTTAAGGCCGCATTAACAGCAGCCAAAACTACTCGAGTATTTTCTGGTGAGTAATCTCTATTGTTGCTATCTATTCTATCTAATGAAGGTGCGAATGGGTTTACATGATTTTTTGTTATGGGTTGTAAATCAAAAGGTAATCCAGTTAATTCACACCTACCCAGCAAAATTTTAGATTCAATCCATTCTGGTGTGATAGACATAGCGCCGCCAAAACGAATTGCTCGGTGTTTTGCAGCATTATATAGGAATGAACTTCTTGATTTGGGGTCTAACAGGCGGTTGGCGTCATGTGACTTTTTACAGTCTTTACACCACCATTGAAGGCCGTCTGATGTGCTTTTCCGTTTAGAAAAACAATTCAAAGGTTTTGAGATTTGGCATTTATTGCAGGTTTTCACGCACACTCCTAAGGATAAAGCTGACGTATCAGCGGGAACTTCTATTCTACTCTTACTAATACGCAAAAAAGGGGGCCGAAGCCCCCAAAACTCACCACCATGTGAAATAATTACTTAAGTCTATCTATTACCTGTTGCTTTTCACTGTTTGATAGACGTGTCCAAGCTGTAATCTCTTCCTTTGTTCGCTGACAGCCGCGGCAAACGCCGAAGAAGTCAAGCGAACATTTTCCGACACAGGGGCTTGCCACATCCACGCAAGATTCCAATTGAGAAGATTGAGTGGAGGGCAATCCCATACCTTAGATCTCACAGACACCGGCAGCACACGCTAACATTTGAGCGCCCTCTACGTTGTCTGTGTTCTCTGACAGCAAACTCCAGTCAATGGTTGGCATCTTAGCCTTGAGCTCTTCGTACTCTGCCTCTGTACAAGTCTCGTACGGAGCCTGACGGTATGTGCCACCGTCATACGGCAGGTAAGACACGCCGCTGATCTCGTCAAAGTGATCCCATGTCCACGCTCCTACTGATGGCCAATCCTTCTCTTCGACCGAGATGGTTACAGAAGGCTTGTGCTCACACCAGTGGCGCTGGTAGGTCAACCACAGCTGCAAGTGTGCCAGTGGTGTCACTTCGTCTCTGGTGATTCCGTCTGGGGCTTTGATTGGGAAGCTAAACACAGTTGTCTGAGTTGGCTTGTAGACACAGTCTTCCGCTGGAACTCCTTGGCTAACCAAGAATTGGCTGAGAGGATCTTTCTTATCTCCTCGTACTCTGCGGATGTAGTATTTAGCGTGTCGTGGGTGGATTCCCGAAGCTGAGTCAACGAGCTGCGAAACTGTGCCACTTGGTTTAACACATGTAATTGCTGCTGATACAGGGATTCCAAGTTTTGTAGCAAACTGTTCATTTGCATCTCTTGCTGCCAGGCGTAGCTCTGCGAGGAGTTCATTTAGTTCTGGTCCTTCTGTTGTAAGGAGTGGGTTATCGTAGATTCCTGTAAGGGATACTCCCAATAAGCGTTCTTCTTCGGTATTTCTTTGCCACACTTTTCGCAAGTAAGGAAATTTAGTGAAGGTAGCTTGTATGGTACCGAGTATTGAAGCGAGACGCACTTTTCGCAGCAAAGTTTCTTTGTTGTCGTCATGGCGTACTACACATTCACTAAGATTACAGAATTGGTATGGTCGCAGAATGATCTCTGAGCACGGATTTGTTCCGAACTCATAATTTGGATCACGATGCCCGTATTTTTCAACCGTCTTTTTAGCAGCCTCCCGATTAAAAATGCCTCGTTCACCGGAATGGGAGTTGTAAAGTGACAGCCATTCTTCCATGAACTTTCCGACAGTAGGTGTTTCGTTATACACCGCACTGTTGTTCGCAAGAGCGCGGTGTGGTGCTGTGTCCCACCATGGTCCAGCTTTTGCATGACGAATCCTTTCATCATCAAGATCAGATAACGAGATCATTGCAGAGCGACGTACGCCACCCACTACAACCACCTCACCAATTTTACACATAAGATCGTGGCACTCTAACGAATGCAGTTTGCGACCCTGCGCGTGTTTAAACATATTAACAGCAAACTTAAATAAATCTATTAATGGTTCTGGCCCGGAAGCTCTTCCACCAAAAGTTTTGAGTCGTGTTCCGGCAGCTCTAACGGTTGATACGTCCCACTGGGGAATTTCCCCGGCGTATAAGTGTGCGATGAGAAGACGCAATGACTTGGCCCATCCTTCCTTAGAGTCGTGGACACTAATTGTCCCCCCAGATTCAAATAACTTCTCTGGCACTTCAGGCAGTTTATTAATGTATTTACTCTCAACCGAGAAGCCGACACCCGTTCCGCATAACAATATAAACATGGCTTCATCAAAAGATTTAACATCATCGACAGGTAAATACGAACAGTTGTAAACACATGTGTTATCACGATCTGCACTCTTTCCTGCCGTCATAACAGCGCGCATAGACGGCATTAGTTCAAGGTTATAAATGGCACTACGCAATTCTGTTTTTAATTTAGTGTCTTCACTAATCGCTGGTGTGCGACTAAAAATATAATTGACGTAGCGGTCTACTGTTTCATCCCAAGTCTCACGACGACCTTTGTCATCTTGGTAACGGGCATAACGGCTGGCGGCAATGTACTCTTGATACTGATCCATTTATTTTCTCTATTGTTATATGGTTGATAAAGGGCAAAAAAGCCCGACGCAGTTTCTACGCCGGGCCGCCCACTACATGGGTACTACTTAAATTGCGAAGTCTGCTGCTGCGGATGTTGCGCCGCCTAACTTCTCACCATCCTCCAACTTCTGTACGTTGTTCAAACCACAGGCGATGCCCTTAGAACCTTGTGCATTGTATGGATAGAAAGTGATTGAGGCACGGCCATAGCAACCACTGTAGAACTCATTCATATCCATGATTGGATTGAGGTCAGCATCTACAACACCGGGCTTTTGTGCGCTGTTGGCATTGATAAAGTATGAGCCTGCATATGCTGGGTCATCTTTCTCTTCGTCGCCGTCGCGCAAGCCGCCCTTAAGACCCTTAGGTACTGCGCCACCAAAGTAAGCAGCTGCACCTGCTTTAGTGTCTTCGTACGCCTTGGTAATCTTGGCGATAGTTTCCTTATCAGACTTAGGAATAATGATTGATACTGAATACTTCGGTGTGCCGCCCTCAACTGATGCTTTTGGTTGGAACACGTTAGCGTATGAAAAACGAACTTTACCAGTTACGATTTTTACTTTAGTGGCTTGGGTCATACAATTTCCTTATTAACATTAGTACTGGTCTTCAATAGGTGCCAGCACGTCTAACCTTTTACTGTTGTTACTAATACGCAAATCAACTACTTAATATTTCATCATATGAAATAGTTTAAGCGTCATACAAAATACCTAACTTGCTCATTGCTTGCTTCATTGCTAAGGCCCTTAAGAAGTCTGTCCGATACTCCGGCTCTTCCAAGATGTCTGGCTCTATGGCAACAATTTCTAGGATTTCGTCAATGGCGTCTCTAATCTGCTGAACGCCTTCTCTGTATCCACTGCCTGGTAGCGCGTTAAAATCAAATACAAACTTCTCTATTAACAGGTCCGGTATATCAAACTCCGAACCATAACACGATACCATCATACTGTCTCCTATTTTACTTGGAGTACCAGTCCCACGTTGCCTACGGCATACCCAAGGAACATAATGCCAGTACCCATGCCGCCTTTAATAAACTGGTCTACAGCTACAACAAAATAGACCAACCCCATTGCTGCTACTAACCAAGTACTCATGCAAAGTCCTCCTTCGCATCTTCTTTGGCCTTGACCAGTTTAGGCGAACCTTCTGGCCTTTGAACCAAGTCCCCCAGCCAAGTCTTAACCTGCTTGTTTAACTTCTCCAGCTGGGCCAATGACTTGAGCTTTGGCTGCTCCCAAATAACTGCTGGGTCCATTCCCTTTTCTACTAATACTGTTGCTGCTAATGCGCTATCTGAAATCTTACGGTGCGTTGTTGTAGTTGACAGCTTGTAGCCCGGAGGCACGATGTTTTGTTCTACCGCTCGAGATAGTGCGTAATCTTCTACGTCACTAACCCAAGTACGCAACTGCTGCGCCTTGACTAAGACTTCGCTGACTTCTTCTTCGTCGAGGAGGGGCGGGTCTTTGAACTCTTGCTTGGCGAGCTCGGTGTTGAAGTCTGAGCGGGCGCGGCACTGCGCTTTCGCCCTGCAGAACTGGCACCACTCACCGGGAAGGAACTCACCGCTGCCGGCCCACGCTTTCTTGGCTTTTGGCTTGACGTAGTAGTTTGCCCAGTCGATAAGTTTGGCAATACTTGTCCCGTCAGTGGAAATGGAATCGAGGCGGGGTTGGTGGATGGTGTAGCTGACTTCTTTGATCTCCGGGTACTCTTCTTTGAACTTGGCGTAAGCTCCGAGCGCGTAGAGGCGGAGCTGCGTGTTGTCTGTTGCGGAAACGGCCACCCCCTTTCCGAACTTGAGATCACAGATTCGGATTGAATGCTTTGAAAGTATAACGACGTCTGCAGTACCAAATCCATCAGGTACCCAGTCAGAGAAGTCCACACGCTGTTCAAAGAGCGGAGTATCGCCTTCGCCAATTTGACTACGAACATATAGAACGTAATTATCGACGTGAGCCTCGAAGTCGTCATTGTAGTAGGGTGTGTTTTTAATGATTTCGTATTCTTTTTCATACTCTTCAATTCCAATTTGTCCATAGTAATGTCGTAGTTTAATCTCCCCAAGAGAGTGGGCCATGGTCCCTTCCTGCGAAAAATCAAAGGAGCCTGTAGCACGTTTTTGTTCGGGGAGCGTTGCCTCTAGTCTAGCTGACGGTGTGCAGGATAGCCATCGTTTGGATCCTGACGCAGATAGTATGGCATGTGCGGTCATATTATTCTTTCAATTCGTTTTTAGGTATATTTACTAATACGCAAATCGGGCACTTTTATTCGGAATATTTTTTAATATATTCTTGGGCGGATTGCATAATCTTGATTGAGTCTCTAAAGCCGCCCAGACCACGGTTGCAATGATTGCAAAGCAGCCCTCGCACCTTGTTGGTGGTGTGGCAGTGGTCTACGTGGGGGGTTTTTTCCGGCACAAAGGGCAGTTTACAGATTTCACAGGCGTTGTTCTGCGCGTCTTTCATTTGTTGGAATTGCTCTGGCATCACACCATAGTTTCTGGTACGAGCTTTATCCAATTTTTCAATACGATTTTTTTGGTAATATTCTTTTAGGCAGGCATTGCAATGGAACCGGTATCCGTCTTTCTTTGTTTTGTCTTTCAAAAATTCAGAATATGGCTTTACAATCTTGCACTTAGAGCACTTCTTCATTGACACCCTCACTGGTAGTTGGTGGGTAGCCAGTGAGTGAGCACTGGCAGGGCCGCTAAGCCGATTCCCCTTTGAATTTTACTTACTTAATTTTTCGATTAGCTGAGAAACTTCCAAGTCAAAATTTACTGCTATTTCTTGTTTGACATTGGCCTTGATTTCTTGACGGTCTTTGTAGTCGTCAGGATATTGGCCACGTAGCGCAATCTCTGCGACGCGGCTGTTAAATGCCTTGTTGTCGATGTTGGCGAGCATCATGTTTTCCCAGTACGCTTGGCCGTATGTGGTGGCCATGGACATGGTCTCGGCAAAGAACTCATCTTCTTGCTTTAGGCGAGCTGCTACGTCTTTGCTAATACCAATTGCGGCGTACATTGCCTTTTGGGACGCACCTACTTTACCCAGTTCTAAGATGGTCTCTGCCATCTCAGGGGTAAACTTCTTTTTGTTTGAGGGTGATTTTTTAGCTACCACATTTCCACCTTTTTAGAGCTGCTGCTTTGCGTGTTGGTTTACCGTTTTCGTCCTTCATAGGACCCTTTACGCCTGACATGCGAGCGCAGAATGAATCTTTACGTGCACCACCTTCGGGTTGTGGCGCCTTTAAATTGCTGCCAGTAGCTGCGTTATACTTAGCACGACCCTTGGCGGTAAGCCCAGCGCCCTTAGACGCAGGCAGTTTTTCACCACGACCAATTGCAAGCGATACATTTTTCTTAGTTGCCATTATTTTTTCTTAGCTGTCTTCGCAGCTTCTTTAAATTGTTTTGCTGTAGGCGCACCCTTGGCGCCCGGCTTGCGCATCTTCTCGCCTGAGCCTGCCTTGATGCGTGCCTCTTTAGCGTGAATGTTTGCGTATAAGCCGGGTTTAGTTGCCATAATGCTTTCCTAGAATATTACTGAAACGCCTGATAAGCGCTTAGCTACATTGGTTAGTTCTTTGGTTGTTGCGCCGCTGACAAACTCATTGATCTCGATTGCTTTTTCAATGACTTCGTGCAGGGTTGGGTATGATGGGGCCAGCTCTTCGGTCTTCTTGGTAGTCTTGTTTAAGAGCTCCCAAGCTGCCATGTTGGCCCTGTATTGTTCTTCCAAGAAAGTCTTGGCTGTGTTAAATACGGAAAAGCGTAGTTCAAATGGATTCATGTAATTCTCCTGTGTGTGATGTGTGTAAATGCCGTCTTTCCGGCTGTCAGGCTTCTTTACGCCAAACAGAGGCGTCTCACGACGAGCTCCTATATCTACTAATACGCATTTTTAGGATAAAGCGCCCTACTCTGGGATGATGATCTTGCGTACTGGCTTTTCCTTCTTCTTTTGCTCTTCTTCCATCATCTTTCTAAAAGTCGGCATCATCTCATTGACGATACCTTTAGTCATGGCTTCGGCCAATAGGCGGTGCTCCATCTCCTGCTCTGCTGTCGTCTTCTTTGTCTTCTCTTCCACTGCTTGGACAATGTTGTTACCAAACTTGCGGTGCTTTAAAAACTGGCGAATAAAGTTATCGTTACTCATCTTTTTTAGGTGCCCCCACTTCTAATAACGCTTTAAATTGTGGCTCACCTTGCGCTTGGATCAAAGCGATCAAGCCAGCGGATGCAACGTAAGGTGCTTGTCCTAAGATGTGGAGGATTGCGTTTACTTGCTTAACGGTAAACTTAAACTCCAAAATTTCATTTTCTAATGGGTCTTGTTTTTGTACTTCGTCTGTCATTTTTTCTTACCTTTCTTTACTGTTCCGCCTAAATTGGCTAATCCTATTGCTGCTTCTCTTCTTGCTAGTTTTTCTGGGTCCGTGCAGTACTGGTCTAACTCAAACTTTCGACAATACGTATCCATCAATTTTTCCATACGCATATCGTGCAGTACCTTAATACCGAGTAAAGCATTTGCTACTTCGTCTTCAGTCATCGGCGTAATAAAATCACAATGATGCTTAAATAATAAATCAATATCTTCACTGGTCTGCCATGCCACCATGATGGCGCCTTCTAAATCAATATGGTTGTTCATTTCATCCTCTTCTTTGCTTTTTTAAGTTCTGCTGCAAAATCTACACTAAACCACTTACCTACGGTTTCAATTGCGGGCAACATTTCTTGGTATGCAGCGATGTCGTCCTCATGCCAAAGTGTTTTATTTTTCAGTGACTGCTTCATGCTAACGTAAGAGTCTGCAAGTGAGTTAACTACTACCTGATCTGCAAAGTCGTCATCAATTTCAATCATCATTTTCCGCACTCCTGTTCGTGGTTAATTCGTTTGGCTATTTCTCTTTCAATGTACCAGCGAGCCTTACGTAAGTCTTCTACTGCGTCCTTCTTCAAATCGCAGCGCCAAATATATTTCAGTGCGTTGCCAAGGTTAAAGCCCATGTGCTCAGTGATCTGAATGCACTCGATGCCACTGGGGTGGGCTGTGTAATGTTTAGGCTGGTTGACTGGATCGTTCATTTCTCATTCTCCTAAGTTCGTTTTCCACAGCGACACACTCTTCCGGGCTCTCACAAACCCAGATTCCCAGTAAATCTTTATATAGGCTAGTGTCAATATCCTCCACACCAGCAATCGTTTCCATAACATATTTGTCCTTGTACTTGTGCTCCACAATAAAGTAGCTCATAGCTTTAGTTCCTTTTTGATAAACTCCACGCCCTTAAGGAAGTGGTATCGCCAATACTTCTCAGACACGTTTGCCTCGAGGTGTGTTAATCCCTCTAAAAACGCCTCTAATACAAACCGCTCCTTGGCTGGCATCTTGTCTGCGATAAGGCGCTTGATGTCCAGTATATCTTCTGCGCTCCACGGTAAGAAGGCCTCTACTAACTCTGTAGAGATGCCGTCGTTATCATCTTGCTCGATAGGGTCCAACTCCTCGTCAGATAGGCGAGGAGTTGCAGCGTGTACTTTGTGTTTGGTTTTTGTTCTCATGGCTACACTAATACGCAATTTAGGTCATCTAAAAGTGCTTCTTGCAAATTTATTTTTCCGTCTAGTACTTTTACTACCTGCTCGTCAATACTATTAGACACCGTTAGGTGATGTATGATAACCGGTTTTTCTTGCCCTTGGCGGTAGATCCGAGCATTCGCCTGGATGTAGTTCTCTGAGCTCCATGGTAGATCGAACCAGACCGTCTGTGCTGTGTTTCCAACGTTGCACTGTAAATTAAGCCCGATGCCGCCGCTTTGCGGGTGGGCAAGCAGCATACGAATTTCGCCACGACGCCACGCTTCAATGTTGTCATCGTCCAGCACCACCGCCTCTGGGAACTGAAGACGTAACCGGTTGAGGCTGTGTTTGAAATGATAGAAGACAAGCGTGGGACTTGAAGATTCTTCCATGATCGACTCAAGGTATTCCAGTTTAGAGCGGTGTACTTCGTGCACGTCTCCTTCTTCGCTATAGACCGCTCCCGATGTGAACTGGAGCAGCTTGTTCGCCAGTGCCGCTGCTGTTGGAGCTGTGATTTTTTCTTTCTTGATGTCAACGACCATGTCTTTTCTAAGTTGGTCATACTTACTCCTTACGTTTTTGTCTAGTTCAATCTTGTGGTATAGCTTGGTACACTCGGGCAGCTGCAGATAATCTTCGGCCTTGAGCGAGTAGCAGATGTCCTGAATCTTCTCTTGGATTTGCATGTCGGCCCCCAGCTTAAGTTTCCAGCTGTATACCACGCGGGTGTGCCGGTTGACTTGGTCTGGCACCATGTACTTGTCCCTAAAGCGGGTGAGGCTAGTCTCTAGGCGTTGGCCTAAGTCCAATATACCCACCTGAGACCAGAGATCGGACATGCCCTGAGGGGTAGGTGTACCAGTGAGGATAATACGCCGTGAGAAGCCCTTTAAATGCTTCTTGAGTGCCTTAAAGCGCTTGGTGCTGGGATCCTTAAAGCGGCTGGACTCATCAATCACTAAGTTAGTAAACACTAACTTAGGCTGAACGTCGCAGAGCCAAGCCACGTTCTCTAGGTTAATCAGGTAGATGTCTGCTTCCGAAGTCAAGCCTGACAATCTCTGCGCCGGTGTCCCCATGATCTTGGCCACTTTGAGGTGTGACAGGTGGTCCCACTTTTTTACCTCGGCGTCCCACACCGTCTCCGCTACCCTCTTTGGCGCGATGATCAAGGTCTTGCCCTGAAATTGTTCCGCAATGATGGTGAGCGTCGTCGCCGTCTTGCCCAGTCCCGGTGGCAGAAAAAGTCCCATGTTCGGGACCGTACGGGACAAATTGATAAGATGCTGTTGGTACTGGTGCAGGTCGGAGCGCTTCACAAATAAAATCCTCTATGTCGTCGTATGTTCGTAAAATATGTACCGGAAAGCCTTGCTCCCCAAACTCATCAAAAACCAGTTCTTGTCTCTTGCTCAGCTTGCCCGTCGTCGTCTTCAGCTCCACGAATAATACTTTGGAGTTCAACAAAACTATGCGATCCGGAACGCCCGATATAGTTGATATGAATTTGAGGCTCATTCCCCCGTTTTGCTTGACCATCTTGTTTAGTCTTTGCTCTACTTGTTTTTCTAGCATGCTTGTCCTTTTCGTGCATACAAATTTTAAATATCTGTCCGGCTAGGTGGCCTGATAAATAGGCACGCGTCTCGCCCACAAAGTTATCCTCTTCGCCTACGTGCTCGGCCAAATGATCCACAGCATGACTAACTTCGTGAGTAATCGTATCAACCAGCTCACTAAGGTTATCATTAACAAGAGATAGATCAAAAACCAAAATAATGATAGCGTCTTTGCCATCACCGATGAGGTGCGTCTCAGCAATCCCGCTGTCCAGTGCATTAGCTTTGAGAGTAACATCGTGGTCCTTTAAGATTTGTTGGAATACCTTGTCGTCAAAACATAGCTTGATGACGTCCGGAAAGAAGCCGACGTCTAGCTTATAGTAGTTGTAATTCTTTTTCTTCTTAACCATTAGTGCCTCGTATTCTTTTTACGTGAGAGCATTTCAATAATCTGCGCCTGTTCATCTTCGGGCAGTTCGTCCACTGGTGTAGAGTTGTCAAAGATCTCACCGGTCTCCGCCAGTTCAAAGATACCTCGAATTAACTTTTCCATCTCTTCTTCTGTAAGATCGTCTTCAATGTCATCAAAACAACCTTCCTCGAATGTTACTTTGAACGGCGGCTTTTTCATTTTGGCTCCTTTGCCTTTTTAACTTTAAGGGCCTCACGCAATTCGTGTGAATGCAGTTTTTTACCTGGTTTCTTTACCTCACCAGCTTTCTTGGCAATCTTTGCAGCCTCTTTGCGATCTGCAAACTGGCCAGTAGAAAGCAAGAACCCACGCTTGTCTGCGTTTTTTGGGCGGCCGGCTTTCTTCTCAATCTCTTCGTGTGAGTAAGCAGGTGTGTCTTTTAAGATCTTACCTGACTTTTCTTTTACCGCTGGTTCAACTACTTTAATCTTTGTTGCCATTTTGGTTCCTTTCTACGTGCCATTTGCACAGGTCTTTGTAATATTTGATGCTTGCTTCATACTCTTTGTAGCGTGTTTCGTAAATCTCTTGTTGTTCTTTTAGGCTTTTGTCCTTTGGCCGCATCACAAGGCCGATCAGAAAGCCGATGAAGAACGCTAGTCCTATCTCAGTCATCTAATTCCCCTACCATTTGTTTTACAGTATCCCAATCAGTTTTTTGTTCAAGATTGCCCTTATGATCTGCGCACCAAAAGCTATTAAGAAACTTATTAGTGTCTTTCATACGTTCCCACTCACGCACTCGGTACTTATATAGTTTAGTCCATGGCATGCGATTTGCTTGTAGTTTAACCCACCACACGTACAGTTTGGTTTTCATAGTTTCACCTGATTCTCTTCTGCCCACAGTAATGCCTCGGCCAGCTCTTTGTACCGGCTGGGGTCTATCACCTCACACTTGCCGTCTGCTGTAAAGCGCAAGAAGCCTTGGCCGTAGATTAGTGCGTTGTGCATGACGTGGTTGTAAAGTTGCACTGCATCTTGTTCGTTCATAGCTCTTCCTCTTTGGTTTCGTTGCTGTATTTAAAGAGCGGTGTGATCTCCGCAACATAGCACTCAAAGTAACGTGCTTGACCCTTTGCAAACTCTCTCGCCTTGTGCAGTGTACCAAACTCGGTTGCTTGCCATGTTGTGTGCAGAAAATAGTTAACATCATCAAGCATTTCTTTTGGCTTATTGAAGTACACCACATACTTAGTGGTTGTGATCTTCTCTTCTTTTTGTTTTGTTTTAAATGGGTTCTTCATATATTTCTCCAATATGTATCGTTGGGGTTAGCCAGCATGCTGGCAATAAGTTTGTCTACAGTGGGGAACCACTGGATGACTTTGAGCCCGTCTGCTTGGTAGATGGTGAAGCTCATTGTTCTCTAACTTTCAACATTTCATCAGCGTATTGATATGCTAACACCGCTGGCTCTTCGTCAACAGAATAGTCGCAGGCCAATATACCTTGTAGTGCTGCGGCTGCAAAATAGTCACGCAAATCCATTCCGTTGTATATGTCATTGTATTTACTTGATGCTGGAAACGCTTTCATTCTATTCTCCTATTCCGTGGGCTCGCTCGATGGCACGGGCGAACTTTAATGCGTCAAACCGCAATTGAAAGTCTCTGTTGCCTTGGTCATGAAACAACCTCAATATCTCTGATTCTAACAGTGGTCTTGCTGTTGTTTGTTCAATATAAATCCAACCGGACTCAACAGAATCATTTGCAAATTTTACTTTAGTTACGCCCAACGCATCACGTTGTGCATCTTGCCGGTCTTGTGTGGTAAAGGTGGTCATTTCTCTTGTGCCTTTCTTAGTATTGCTCTAGCAAAATCATGGATTTCGTATAATCTTTTTTCACCAAATGGCGCACTGACTTCTTTGTATACCTGACTTATTTCCTCATCTGTTAAGTCTAACTTTTTTGTACAATTACACACTTTTTCGTACAAATCGGTGTTTTTTTCAACTTTTTTATTTGCTGGATGGGTGTAGAGTGGAATACTAAACCTTCCTATATTCAAAGTGCTTACTTCAAATGACTCATCACTCATCCACGCTACTGGTTTAGTATTTACTTTGTTATTGCCGTCAGATTTACTTTGTTTTAACGCCTCTATTTCAGCTTGTTGCTGGCGTACAAAGTCTGCATATTGCTGAAATGGTTTGCCTTTTCCATCGCCCTGTATCCAATAAATGTTTTCTAATTCATCAGCTATTTGTTTTGCGTTCATTTCTCATTAGCCTTTCTTAATATTGCTCTAGCAAAATCCATAACATTCAAATCATTAGAAAGCCTTAATCCATGCTGGGGCTGTATTGTTTCTATTGAATTGGCAATTTTGTATATTTCCTCATCTGTTAGTTCACGCATTTCTAATGCTACGGCTCTTTGATGTTGTTCTTCTGCAAAATTTTGAATAAATCTATTTGCATTTTTTAAATTTTCTATTTCAGCTTGTTGCTGGCGTAGCATGGTGGCAGCTTCTTTACTTACTGGACATGGGTATTCTTTTCCATAACAGTAATCTAATTCATCAGCTAGTTCGTTTGCGTTCATTTTTCTTGTGCCTTTCTTAGTATTGCTCTAGCAAAACTTAAAACATTTAATTCATTACATAACCTTACTCCATAAGCTAAATCAATAGGTTCTATTTCAGATGCAATAGCCCATATTTCCCCATCTGTTAGTGTCTTTGCTGGATGGGTGTAGAGTGGAATACTAAACCTTCCTATATTTAAAGTGCTTACTTCAAATGACTCATCACTCATCCACGCTACTGGTTTAGGACTTGGTAAATCAATTTC